ACAGGTAATATTCTGTTATAAACAGTTAACGCTGTAGTAGAGAAAACACGTGCGGGATATTTTTCCCGAGCATATACTCTAAATTTTACATATTCATTGTCATAAAATATATTTTTATTATTTGATACAGCTATGTTTAATTCTTCATTTAAAACAGGGAGAGCAGCTGATGACGTGGTAACGGTACTATCATCCCATTTAAATTCCAAACAAGGTGGATAAATTGTGTTAGTATCTCTTGAAAAGAAATTAAATGTATATACATAGTTATTATTAAATTCAAGAGATCCAGATGTTCTAATAATAAACCCATTATTAGATATAACACTATTCACCCAATTATTTACAATTGATGTGACATTAATATTAATATCTTTAGTAGAAAAATAGTTAAATGATTGACTAACTGAAGATGTATACCAATTGGCTCCACCTAAATTATTACCGTAATATGATGATGTTACTCCACTAGGTAAACTAGTAACAGTCCATGAGTTTGTTTGATTAGCTCCTCTATAAGCCCAACTACATCCATCATCTGTTTCAGGAATATTATTAAAACGTCCTGTACCCATATCCCAACTTTGGTATATAGGATTAACAACTAAACTAAAATTAGTAGGAATACTATCAACATTAGCGTTGTATAGTTTTAAAGAAGCTGTGAAATTAGCTCCTGATTTAGATACAGCGTCTGCTATATCATCATTATCAAATTGAATTAATACACGGCTAGTAGATGATGATGGATATAATCTAGATTGATTTTTAGATAGATCTAAAATAGCATCTAAACCAGCGTTAAGAGTATTATAGTCTGTGTAGATAGTTGTATCCTGTGATGGAAATATTTTATAAACACCCATTTATATTAGTATTAGTCTAGTATAAATATCAGGTAGTTATAAAAATTTAATAAGTGACTACACGACCATATATATCTGTGTCAGGATATCTCACCTCAAATATACATGGATCTAATGAAGGATATATAACTCCTTGTTTTGTAGCGGACACTATATCATATGAATATGGTGAATAATTACCTCCAGCTAAATTATCTATTTGTACTTTAAGAACAGATTGAACTCCTCTAATAGACCCTATTAAATTATATACATCTGAGTATATTATTGGTTGGTTAATTTGCCATTTATCTGTATTGAAATAGTCTTTTAAGGCGTTAATACAGTTGGTTAATACTTCTTGTGAGTTATATGCTGGAAGTATAGATATGTCAAAATTAACTTTTATATTAATATAATACGCATCTTTAATAATAATAGCATCACTCATCATTTTATGATATGATAAGTATGTTTTTAAATTCTTTTTAACTGTATTAGATGCTCTAATTATTTTATTTTGTAAATTATTGGATAAAACATAAATAGATATAGCTAATGGATTATTAGTAACAAAATTTTGTTTATCAGTATCCATTGCTACTAAATAATCTTGTGTTACATAAGCTTTACTTATATAACCAAATTTAGCAGGCATAGATAAAGCACGAATTAAATAGTCAGCCTTAGTTACATTTCTATTTTGAGTTGGAAAGTTAGCTAAAGCTTGTAAACGAATTTGTTCAGTTGTTTCACCTGGGCCTCCACCAGATGATGGTAAAGCATTATTAAATCTAACAGATCCAAGAACTATATTAACTATCGTTGAGTCAAGATTATAATTATTAATAATTGGACTTACATTAACATTTAATCCAATATCATCACTTGGTAAATTTGCTCTAATACCTCCTCCTATTAAATAAGTAACTGTTAATTCTGTATTAGCAGGGGCAATACCATATTCATTAGTATACATAAAATTTGATGGATCATAAGCCATATTCATTTTACTTATGCCATCTACTAATCCTAAACCTACATTATCTGGATTTGGAATAATTTCTTCATCAGGTGATGATAGTACTCCACCTCCAAACTCTAGTATCATACTGTCATCATCATCAAAACGAGTGACAAAACGTCTTGGTACTTTTTTTAATCTTAGTAAAAAACGAGTATCATTCTCATCTTGATAATAGTTAGGCTCATTTACAGGTAAATTAAGTGATTCATCAAACACTGTATCTTGAGCTAAGTATGGCACTTCATACCAAGTGTTATTATCACTATCAACAATCTCAATTACTTCAATAATATTTTGATCACTGATAGTGACTGTCGGAAATTGAGTTGGATTACCAAATGTGAAAGTAGTTGTTTGTATTTGACCAGATACTGCTTCCACTTGTTTTTTTAATAAGTAATATTGAGGTGTTGTTGTATTAGAATAATATTGATAAACAGTTATTTCTGTTGGATCAAATGATGATGAAAAAGAAAAATCAACAGAGTCTTGAGTTAAAAAAGTTATATCTGGTTGAGATATAGATTTTATTGATGAGTTTTTAGGTACTATAGTTGTATATCTATAATCAGGATTATAATTATTAGAAGCATCTGATGGTAATAATTGGTAAACATCTAATACCACTGATGAAGCTGTTGTTACTTTAGGTCTATATCCTAAAGCATAAGCTAAAGCTATTATATTTTTTCTTTCTTGAGCGTATAACAATAAGGTCTCTTGTAACTGAGTATCTGTGTAAAATGATAACACATCACCAACATAAGCGGCCATCTCCATAAACATGTTTCCAGGAGCTGATGGACTAAAATCCATATAGCTATTTTGGAAATATGTCCTAGCATAGTTAACTAAATCTTGTCTTAGTGTATTAAAATCTTTATTAAAATATTTTATATCAGGTTGATTTGCCATTATTGTTGCGTTAATTGTGATGTAGATATATTTATTACTAAAACATCTTCTTGACTATATATTGAATAATTTATAGCTATATTTACTGTGTTATTATCTGATTGTTTTTTAATGTCAATACTACTTATAAAGATATTAGGTACATAAGCATATATTTCATCTTCTAATTTAGCTGATAAACTATCAAGATCTGAATCTGGTTGGAAAAGTGAGGCTCTTAAGTCTCCTCCAAATGTTGGGTCAAAGAAACGCTCACCTTTATTAGTTAATATAAAATTAATTAAATTAGATTTAACTTGTTCTTTAGTGGTAGTTGTAGTGTTAAAAACATTAGTTCCATTATTGTATAAGGCACTAATACCTATACCTCTAGGCTGTCCTACATCTTGTGGAACTATAGGATATGTTTGTCTTACTAGCATTATATTTGTCCTTTTTCTTTCATTGTTTTCATAAGACCACTAAAATCAGGTACAGCGTCTATTTGAACATGTGTCACATCTCCAGCTGGTCTAGCTGATGATAACATTTGGTCAACACTATTAACAACAGTTGGTTCATGATTATTCATAGGGCCAAATCCTTGAGCCATTGATGAGTTCATATTAGCTACTGATTTCCAATCACTAGTATGAGCTGTTTCATTTAATATCTCATTTAGGATATTATTATTAGTGAAGTTAGTTGGTTTTGGTGGTTGTTTAGGTTTAATAGATTCTACCATAGAATTTTTAACAGGAACTTTAGATTCTGTTACTGTTTTTTTAGGTTCTGGTGTTTCTAATAATAGACCTAATTCTTCTCTTACAACTTGTTGTACTTCTTCACGTATAACTTTACGTAGAAGTTTGATAAATGTATCCGCTTTCATGTTTATAAATATTTTACTGTCCTAGTATTTGTTTAAGTTCATTAACTAAATCATCAGAAGTCCGAATTTTACTTGGAGCTGTTTGGGTTATTTTCATCATACTAAATTTATCATATGCTACTGCCTGTAAAGATCCGTCTAAAGTTGTTATAACTTTAATAGTATATTGTTTATCACCATCAAGTATATCAATATTTGTATCACCAACAGGAGCATAAGAATTTAATGAGTTTTGTAAAGAGAGAGCATCAGGTAATCCACTAATTGTAAAACTTAATGTTTCTATTTTTTGTTTAATATTATCAATCATTTTCTTTAATATCTCCAATATAGTTGATATAAATCTAGACATTAACATAAATTGATTTATTTTATCATTTAATGTTTTATTTTTTTCAGTAGCAGCTTCTAAACCAATATCAGTAGTCCATGTAGATGCTACAGGTTTAGCTGGACTTGGTGATGACAAATCAGCTGCTGCTGCTGGGGTTAATGAAGCTGTTTTTAATTTTTTAGCTGCTAGTAAAGCTTTAAGCGCGGCTAAACCTACTCTAATATATTTTAATACACTAGTTAATATATCAACTACTGTTTTAAGTGTGTTAACTACTTTTTTTAATGACTCAACTTTACGATCAAAATTTTGTTTATATTTAATATAATTACCTTTATCTTTTGGTGTAAAAGTAATAGCTCCATTTACAACAACAAAACGACCTTTATCTTTTAATTTTTTTCGTGACTCATTAATAAGTCTATTAATAAGTAAATTAGCTGATTTTTCAGCATTAATAAATTTAGTTAACATAGGAAAAACAATACTAGCTATAGCATTAGTTACTTCTCCTGAAGATATTAAAGATTGATTTTTTAAAAAGGTATTTGGATCATTGGCTTTTTTTAAATTATCTAACTTTTTTTTATTATCTCCAATACCTTTTTCTAATTGCGCTTTAGTGTCTTTAAGTTTATTCTGAACGTTAGCTAAAGCAGCTGTGGCTTGTTGTTTTAGTTGATCTACTGTTAGATTTTGTAATTGGCCTATAGGTAAGTTATTAAGTGCTTTAACTTGTTGAGGAGTTAAACTTTGAAATTTAGCTTTTTGTTCAGGAGTTAACTGGGCTAATTTAGCTGGGTCTAAATTACTTAATGGGTTTTTATTGATATTAGATGTATTAACTACAGGAGGTATACTCTGTTTAGATATATCTAATATAGTATTTATATTTGATTGATTATTTAGATTGTTTGCCATTATATTGTAAATGTTTTTTCTGATTTAAAATTTTCTAAATCAACTTTAATAGCTTGTAATCGACCAGTTAAAAACTGAGTAGCTGGTGTTAACATTTGAGCCATAAGAGGACCTGGGACAATAGCAGCCGCTTGGACCATAGTGCTATATGTTGATATAGCTTCCATTAATTGGGTTAGAATTGCATCTAATTGTTCTCCTTTAACTACAGGTTCAGCTAAACCATATTTATCTAATCCAAATTGTATTTTAGGAGCATTAACTAGAAACATATTTTCCTCATTATCACTATCTATTTCACCAACGTCAAAAGTTATTTTATCTCCAGCTGATAAATTGATGTAGCGTTTTGAGTTTATGTAAGTATCATTTTGTCGAGCATTAAAAATAAGCCGATTTGATGATAGCACTATTTGTTCTCCACTGTATGTTTTTATATCATTATTCATATTTTAGTCAAATTGTTTTGAAAATGTGATAGATGATCCGAATGTAAATGTATTGTCATTACCTAAACCATTAGGAGCCCAAATACCTCCATTACAGTTATTTGTATCTCCAATCCAAACATCTGTTCTATTACCAATTCGTTTACCCCAAGATTGTCCTATTATTCTTCTATCAAAAGCTAGTTTTCCTCCAGTTGTTGTATCTCCTTTCTTTTTAGCTCCGCTTGTATTGAATTCAAGAGTATAATAATATCCTATACTTTTTTTAACTCCATTTTTAGTGACTTCTCCTATTCTAGCATAATATATAAATCCAGTATGACCCGCTCCACTTATACCTACTGAAAATGCTCCTCCTTTATAAGAAAGAATTTGTTGGAATTTAGCTACACCACTAGCTGTTAAATATATGCCATCAAAATCAACTCCTCTTGAGAAACATACTCTATTAGTGAAAGTTTTACCATATTTTGAAACCATGGCTGATGAGTTAGTAGGGGGCCATCCTCCAGTTGGTAATTCTTTTTTATTTAAATCAGCATTATTAAAAACAATAAAACTTAACCATAAACCTCCACCACAAAAGAGTCTTTTTCCATTTAAACCTGGAGGCCATATAGGTGTTCCACATATATCTCTCATTCCCATTAAAACAAGATTCCATTCTCCAGGAGAGTTTGGACTTGTTTTATCAATATTATATTTCCATTCTGGTAAGGAAGGATTATAAATAGTTGGAGCTTTAAATGGGTTCATTCTTAATGCTACTTCAAAAGCATTAGTAGCTCCTACTCTACATGTTAATAAAGCTGCTTGTTCATTAGCAGTAGCTATTCCTGTTGTTTTTATTTTATTACCATCCGCATTTCCTCCTTTTCCACTTCCATCAGCTCCTCCTGTTCCTCCTGTTCCTCCTGTTCCTCCTGTTCCTCCTGTTCCTCCACTAGGAGCTGTTTCATTACTAGGAATATTTCCAACTGATGTGACTGTTGCTTGAGGTATCTCATATAGAACTGGAGGATCACCTTCTTCAGATACATCAACTTCATCTATATTCTCATTAATCACAGGATCGTCATCATCAGCGGGTTCTTCTTTAGGTAAAAAATTAGCATCATAAATACCTTCTTGAATATCTTCTTCATAAGTAGTTATTTTAGATACTTCAACAATCATAGAAGGTGATGGTGTAGGGGGTGGTGGGGACTGAACTGTTATTGAAGGTGATGGAGGTGGAACAATGATTTGTTCTTCTCCTTCATTACAATTTTTATAAGCATTAGCTAATATTTTAGCTAAATCAACGTATGTTGTATAGAAAATATCAAGATTTTCAGATAAACCTCCTCTAGAGATTGGTAACCATCTAGTTTGTGTTTGTCTTCCTCCAGCGTCTGAAGGATTATCTAATATATATTCATTTCTATCTTTATTTCCTTGTACAAGAGCTTTATAATATCTTTTATGTTCTGCTTCTAAAGTTTCTAAAAATTTGTCTTTATCTCTATTATATAAAGCTATAATTTTATCATACTCAGCCACAAATAATGAAGCTCTATATTTGGATGATACAATTTCATTAAATTTAACAATAGTAGATGTTTTTTCTCCTGTTTTTTCATCTCTTAAATAAGCTGATCCATTAGCGAAAATTGTATTGGCTGTAGATGATACTTTTGGATCTATTGTTGAATCTATATTTAAAGATTGTTTAACAGTAATACCTAAACTAGGATCTAATTTATTAGCAGCTACTAATATTCTTGTAAACCAGGCTCCAGCGTTATATGAAAACTGGATAGCCATACTTCTAAGACCTGGTGGAAGATTTTTTATTTTTTTGGTTTGTTCTGAAGGTTGAGAAGGTTTATTATTATTAGCTTCCCAATAATCTTTTTTATAAGTTTTTTTAGCATCTTCAAATGTTGATCCAGCTCCACCATAAGGTCCCCATCCTAAGTATTGATTATCATTTTCCCAATTTAATAAAACCTTAGCAGCTTCATCAAATTCTTCATCACAATTATCAGTTAAAGTTTTTGTTGTTGTCACAACATTATCTGTTGGTATTTCTAATGATGTAAAATGATTAACAGGAACATTAACAGCTATAGCGTGACTATTCTCATTCATGATAGCTATAACAGATTGATTATTAGCATTTACATCAACTGTTCCTGTATAGTTTTCTTCAGTTAATTGGTTAATTACATCTTGTTGTTTTTCTCCAAATATAAATTTACCATCAGTGGTTAATTTAATACCACCTCCGTCTTCAGATTGATAGAGTATATCTGTATTTTTTATATCAGTATAAAATTTTCTGTTAGACATTTATATGTAAATATTTAAGGTTCAAAAATCCATTTCCAATTATACCAACTACCTCTTAATAATGGGTATCTATTAAAAGGATCTAATCCAAAAAGATCAAATGTATTATCACGTGATGATAAACCTTTAGGAGCCCATACTCCTCCCTTAAATTGATTTGTTGGTGCTACAGTGACATGTTGAACTTCAATAGTTTCTCCTGTAGCTGGATCACAAAACCATAATCCTCCAATTAACCGGGCTCTATAAGCTAATTTACCTCCTGTTCTTTCATCTCCTTCTTTTTCAGAAGGTTTATAATTTGGATTTTTGGATTTTTGATCAATTTCATAATAATTAGCGGGTTCTCTTCTTAATGTTTGTATTATAAAATCACTTTTATTTTGTAATTGATTTAATAATTTATTAGGTGTACCATTTTTTGTATTATATTCAATAGTATACATCCATGCTCTCCATTTGTTTACAGGTGGACCTACTTTTTCTAATTCAGTAGCCATCACTATTCCTATATGTCCTGTTCCATTAGGTTTTCTTACAGAATAAACAGCTCCTTGTAATTTACCTACTTCATTAAATAAATTAATACCTGCTTGAGTTAAATATCCTTGATGTATACTAGATCCAAGTTCATAATGTACACCAGGGGTGAATACAAATTTTTTAGGGAAAAAACTAGCCTCATTATATACTATTTGTGAACTTGAATCTTTAGGAAAACCTCCACAACCAACCATATCTCCATTACATAATCCAAAAGCAGTAGTCACACCAGCTGAACAGAATAAATCTCCTGGAGTGCCAGGAACTGTTTTTAAAACAATACCATGACTTATTCCACCTTTATGAAACCATCCATCTAATATTTTTTTATTAGTTCGGAATGGAAAATTAGTTGGATTCATTAATATGGCTGAATTGACAGCATTGTCAGCTCGGCATGAATTAATAGTATCTTGCTCTATTTTAGTGAAATTAGGCATTTAAAATTTATTTGTTATAAGGTCTGCTATCAATATCATCTATTATTTTTTGAATTTCTTCAGGGGTTAAGGTTCCTTCAAATCCTGTTCCATCAATACCCGCTCCTACACTATTGAAAAATAAACTTTCCATATATGATACCTCATCACCAGGCAATTCTTCTAATGGAACTATACCATCTTGAGAAGTACCAACTACAGGAGTATCTGTAAGTTTAGACATCATATCTTCTAATTGTGATGTTAAATCTTTATAAGCAGCTATAATCTCTTCAGGTGGATCCATTAAAGAATTAATATTTTCATTAGCTATATTAACATCAACAGATTGATCATTATTTATAATAGCCATAAAAGGTTGATCATTAGCACTCACATCAACTGTTGGAGTTAAATTATTTTGATTTATATTTTCTTCATTTAGTTGGTCAATAGTATTTTGCTGTTTAGCACCAAATATAAATTTACCTTCTGATGTTAGCTTAATACCCCCACCATCTTCAGATTGTTGTACAATATCTGTATTATTTACATTAACATGAAATTTTTTATCTGATGACATATTTTATTAATTTTTATTTGGAATACCTAATTCAGCTTGTTTTATATTAAGTTTTGTAATATTTGATTCTGGTGGGATTTTTATTGCTTCTTTAACAATGATATTATCATTCACAGTTTGTTGAATACCTATAGGATCTAAATAATATGTTGTTTTAGAATATTGTCCAGCATTAATATTAACACTAGTATCAGGTCCTCTTAATAAAGGTACAATAGATCCACTTTGGGGTATCACAATTTTATTAGGATAAAGAGGTTTAGCTGTACCTATTTTAGTTAATCCTAAATTATCTTCAATAATATTATATACTATTTCTTTTGTCACTGGATTAACAGTTACAACATTAGCATATGAATAAATTGATTTTGGTAATTTTTGATTTAAATTATAAGAAGAAAAACCAGTACTATTACCTATCAATTTAGATGATATATTAGAGCTAGTTCTTATACTATTTTCTTTTCCCATTTTTAAGTTATTGCGTCTATTTGAGTTAAAATTTTGGTGCTAGTGTTGTTATTGCGTCTATTTGAGCTAAAGTTGTTGTATCAGTGATAGTGTATCCTTGATATTTAAACCAATTTATAACATTATTAGTATAAACTGTAGGATCATTAATTTTACTTTTAATTAATTTTCCATCTTTTCTTACACATGCTGGAGCGTATGTACCTAAAAATTTATATAAGGTATCACTCATAGTGTAATACCTTGATTTTCCATTTTTAATTCTAAGATAGAATTTTTGTTGTTCTTCTATACCTTCTTTTAAAGTTTTAAAGCCTGTAATTCTACCAACTTGAGTTTCAGTATTTATATTTCCTGGGTTATTTGTTCTATAAGAGACTGATCCTGGATAAAATCCTTCCATTTGAGTTTGAGCTGTCATTAATAATTTAAATCCTTTAGATAAACTTAAGTTAGCTGAATCTCTAGTTGGTATGTAAACATCTTTTATTGTTTTTGATGGTGCTAGTGGTGATCCTGTGTATCCTCTATATGTTGGTTTACATTCTGAAGGAGTAGCTTCTTTTTCATCTCCTGCTCCTTCATTTGTACCTGTTGCTCCAGTTCCACCAGTCCCACCAGTCCCACCAGTCCCACTAGTGACATTTCCTCCTATAGGATCACCATAATATATTGTTTTAGAATATTGTCCTGCATTATTACTAACACCAGTATCAGGTCCTTTTGATAAAGGAACAATACTACCTATAGCAGGAACAACTGTGTTATTTATATTTAAAGGGGAAGCGTTACCCGTTTTAGTATATCCAGGAACATCATCAATTATATTATAAACTATAGCTTTAGTGCTAGTATTCACAGACACAACTTTACCCCAAACTACAGAAGATGAAGGTAATTTTTCAACTAAATTTCTTCCATAAAAATTAGAATGTTTTTGTTTTAATGATGTTTGTGAGACATTAGTACCAATCAATATAACATTTTCTTTCCCCATTATTTATTTTCTATTTGTTTAGTGGCTACATTATTAATTTCTTGGAATAATAATTCTTTATCACGATCACTTAATATACTACCATCACCACCTTCACCAGTAGAGCCCATAGCACGTTGGACAATACCTGCCATTTTGATGAGAGCTTCATCATTTTTAATAGCTAGTTCCATATATTCCTTTAATAAAGGAACAAGCATCATTGCGTCACCTGGCTCCTGTATCATAGGTTTCAGTTGATCGATTAATGCTTTAATTTCCTTTTCTTTACGGTTGGCATTTTTATATATGTCTTCCAGTAGACTTGAAAAGGTCTTATCCTTAAATAAAACTTGATTAAAATCCATATTAACTATTTGATATAAATATGGAAGGTGGAAAGAGTTAATTCTTAAGACTTATATGACCATGTTCATAAAATTCATTATACTTACGAACATATATTAATTTCAAACGCTTTATAATTTTAGTTATTTGAGGTGTTGAAGCGTCTGTCATTTCTTTTATATAGATGTATAGGGCCTTTTTATTAAAAATATCTAAATTCTCACTTTTCTTAAATAACTCATTAATAGCGTCTGCTATACGAGCGTCATTTTGTTTAGGAAATAAAATTGTTAAATTTATATCTACAAAACGAGTAAATTGTTTAAGGAAATTTGAGGTTTTATCTACCTCATTATTCTCATATTTATTTACTAAGTCAACTAAAATAGATTTATCTTCATCAATAGCATCAACTGGTGCTTTATCTTTTAGTTTTTTATAGTTAGCGTTATTATATAAAATAAGATAACGTTTAGCTATAGTACCAAAATAACTAAAAGCTTTACCTTTTGTCTGGTCATATAGATGAAGTTTTTCTAAAAGAAATGCTACTACTTCATGTTGGAGTTCAGGAATAGTGTCTACTTCTGTGTAGTAAAATTTAAAAGTATGAATGATATTTTCTGTTAGTTTATGAAATGCATAATTAATCCTTTCATTAAATATTTTATTTCGTTTTTTAGGACTTCTAGCTTTTAAATATTCTAAAATAGCATCTTCAGTGTCTTGAGTAAAATAAACATTAGCTTTTTTTGGCTTACGTTTACGTACAGTTCCTTTTTTAGTTAATAATACTTCTTCAGCCATATTAGTTATTCTTAAGGTAGTGGTTTAATGAATCTTGAATATTTTGTAAATTACGGAAGAAGAAACCTATTTGATCATCTGATTTAAATGCTTCTGTTAATTCAACTTGATTGAGCATTTTATTTGATTCATCAACAATAGCAGAAATGCTATCAATAATAATTTTTTGTTGAGATGCTATTTGTTCTAATTTAACTACTTTTTGATTTAAGTTATAAACAATAAATCCTACAATAGTAGCAACCCATAAAATAATTGCGATAATTCCTAGTATCATATTATAAATTTTTCATTATGTCCGCTAAAGCGGGGTTAGCTAATTTTTTAAGTGCTTTTTGTTTAACACCGCTATTATTTTTATTCAAATTAAAATTAGTTGATTTAGGTTTTTCTTCCACTTTTTTTTCACCAAGTAATTTTGGTAGCCATTCTTTCTCAAACTCAATACGAGCAGCTAACAAATCAGCCTGATGTAGAACATATATTAATGATGTACGTGGTTTAGTTTCTGGTGTGAAATTAACTAGATAAGGTTTATTTGACTCATCATATAACCCATCATGTAATTTAATAGCTAATACTTCATTTTTAGTTGGTATAATACCATTACTATAAAGTAAGTGTAAACCACGATCAGGTACTGACATATATTCTAAACGATCATTAAACATATAAGTTTCGTTTAATTTATCTCGTCTCCATTGATCTGTTTGTTCAATGTATGCTTCTTGTTCTTCAGTTCCAAATTTTCCTAAGTCATGGTTGATAGCTGAGAATACAAGTTCTTCAGTTGTATAAGTATCTATCATTCCAAATGAACGCCATACTTCATCTATTTTAAGAGCGGCTTCAACTACTCGATTCACATGATCAATATAACCACCTGGAAAGCAGTTATGATATTGTGGTTTATGTGAAGCTGGCATCATAATGAAGCGTTCCTCATGTTTAGTATAGAAGGCCCATAATTTATCAGCTCGTTCTTGACTGATATGATGTTTAATATAAAATTCAAACTGTTGCCAGTTTTTTTGAATTTGTTCTGGTGTTAACATAACTTTTATTTGGTTTGATTAATCTGTTTCTCCGTTAATTAATGTTCGAATTTCTTCAACTTTATCTTTCATAAGTGAAAGCATTTCTTTAGCTTCTAGAATATTGAATTTAGGGTCTGAAAATTTAGCACCAAATCCATTTAGCATATTCTCAAGTTGGTCTAATTTGTTTTGAATCGGTTGTTTATATCTCATTTTATATATGATTTTATGATACCAATTAATTCTAGTATCGTGTCAAATGTACGTAATGTTTCATTCGTTTCCAAATCTGTTTCACCTACCAGAGCTATAACGTTAGGTCCTAGGTCTATGAATACCATTGGGTATGACTCAGTTTTAAGTTTATCTTCAATGCTGTCAGCAAAATCAGAGAATATATCAGCATCAATATTAACATAGGATATTCCTGCTGCATCTAACTCACTTTTCAGCCACTTACAATAATCACAGTCACTCAATGTTACTATCCTAACTCCTACTTCTCCATTCATTCCATCATTACTCATAAGTAATTAATTTAGTGTTAAATAAAAAATACGGATCTTTCTCTGGGATTCCAAGCTTATCCATAGCGGTCAGCCAAAAAATTACAGCAGCCTTTACCGGGGATTTAATGGGATATATGCATGGTGTATAAATATATGTGAGGATCAAATTTTAGTGGTTTAAAGTGGGGATATAATGTATTTAGCGCCAAGTAATTTCACTGTCTCAATGGCGTCTTTAGAATGTAAATAAAACATTTCACGATTACCTGACACACGAACAGCATCTAAATGTTCATGAATTTCTTGTTCAAGTTTATGTGAGTTAAAACATTTGAATGAAAAAACAGGAATCCATGGAGTTGGAACACCTGTTGCTCCTGATATTTCTTTTGCTCGTTGATCTACTTCACGAATTGTCATTCCTATTTTAACCATGTCTGGCATTGACTTATTTACTAGAACATAAACGTATTCTGTAGGAACTAAATTGCCACTTTGATCAATAGGCGAGTCTTGATAATAAGTCACCAACTCCCAACCCGGTTCAGTCGGGTCAGGAGTTAAGGTGAAGGCTGTGGCTTTATTACAGATTTGGTCTGATGTTAGTTTATCTGGATCTAGCACTTTATAGAAATGTGCTTCCTCGAGTGTTATTTTTTTAAGTTGTTTCATTATTCATGTGTTTTTGCATTATAACATCTGCTATAGCGTAAAATTGATCATAATCACCTTCACGTATTAGAGGTATAATTGAATTCATTTCTTCTATAAACGCTTCACGTCTATCATTTTCTAATTCAATATCGTCTGCTAAATTTATAATTTCGTTTTTCATGATTACTTAGTTATATATTTTACTAATTCTTTATTCAACATCATTAACTTAAATTTACCTGGATTACTATTATAAATTGATTTAATCATATTATAACAAACATCTGTAGCAAATATTTTTTCTGTTACAATCTTAGAAACACGATCAATAATATCTTTTTCAATCTTATTATCTTTAGCATAGAACTCTAAATAGTTAGCAACCCTAGTACCTAATGTTGCGGCAATATCTGCTCTATATTCTTTATCTTTACCAACTAAACTTTTAAGTGTATTCATTACATAATGTTCATCTTGTGTCATGATGTTTTCTGGTGAAATCATCTTATCCAATTTATTATTAATGAACATTGTGAATAAAGTACTAAATTCTGGTCCAACACTTCCTTCTCCAATCATTTGAATTAGTGGTAATTTCTCTTCAAATGATTTAATTGAACTAATACTATTAAAGAACATACTAACACTTCTACTGTTAATTTCTTTAGTTACTAGTTCTGGATGCATCAATAAGAAGTTAATACAACGACCATCCAACTTATTCTCCTCAGCCCACTTACCCCAACATTTAAGATCAAATTTCAAGTTAACACTAATAAACCTTGTTTTTTGAGCATTATCAATACTGTTAACCAAATAATCTCCATTATCAGGATTTGATGTTAGAATGATATGCCAATCTTTAGGCAACTTCCAGCTAATATATTGTTGACGGTCAATTAGCTCCATTACAGCTTGAATGAACCTCATATCAGCACGATTCCAGTCATCCAATAATAATATACCACCATTTGTTTTTCCACTAATCCATTCTGGTGGACAATAACTCATACGGTTCAAACCTGTAGATTCAAAACCTTTCTTACGATAATCTTCAACATTATTTTCATCTACCCATTCTGTTTTTTTACCTTCTTTCATTTCAAACTGACGAATTGGAAAACCAACTAAATCACCAATTTCTTCAATCTGTGCAAGATTCAATTTAACAAAATTCAATCCTAACTCATCTGCTAACTGAACAATTGATGATGTTTTACCAATACCTGAATCACCCACAACCTCAGTACTAACCATTGGTTTGTTATTTTCTTGTAGGAAGCGATTGTTGTCAATAATGTGTTTAAGAAAATCCTTCAATTCATTAACATTCAATGAAACTGAAGCGTTTGTTTTTGATGTTGATTTTTTTGCCATAACCTTATTTGTTTTTTTATTTATTTAAATATATTTTGTTTACCGAGGTCATTACTTAATCTGAACTTTAGCTCCTGGTAACTCATCATTAATACTTCTTCCTGAACAATGAACCCAAAGTGTTGGTTTACATGGTTTAATATTAGTTGAACATTCACCATCAGTTAGATAAATCAAGTTCTGATACTTGTCTCTATTGTCATGTAAATATTCAAGTACTGGATCATAACTTGTACCTCCACGACCTGTTACTTCTAATGCCTCTTTATTTTTACCTGTATATTCATAAACACGACCAATAGTAGCATCACATTCAATTACAGTCACTTGAGTTCCTGTTTTATATATGTGATGTATTTCGCTTAAAAACTCCTTTAAGTCGTCTTTACTAACTGATCCTGAAGTATCAATAGCAACTAGTGTATTTTTCTTTTGTTTGATTTTAAGGGCTGGGTTGCCATAAAAACGTTTATTTGGTTTACGTCTTGTTTTTTTAGTATAGATTTTAGATGCCATACCATTAAAACGTCTCAAATAAGCTCTCCAATCAAGTACTGGTTCTTCACTTACGTATAAACTATCAATTAATTCTTTCAACTCACCAGGTATATGTCCTCTCTGTTTTTTAACTTGTTCAGCTGTTTCTTTTAATTGATACTCAATTTGTTTCTCCATTAATTTCTTTTCAGCATCATCCATTCCTTCAAATTGTTTCCAAAACTCATGACTACCTTTAACAGTGACTTTAGTACCATCACTTAATGTTATTTCTCTCTCTTCACCATCACCATTACATCCTTTCATAGCATCTAAGAACTTAGCTAAATCACCATCTGGATTTTGTTCAATTTCTTTTTGTAGTAAGTCATAATACTTTCTAGTACCTGCTTTTTCTGGTAAATTAAGATCCTTAAACATTTTACCATCAATTTCTAATCCCTCCCAAGTATCATCTTTATATTCCTTATCAATGTATTGATTAATCTCCAAATCAGCAGCCACATTTAACAATTCTTTATTTTCATATAGGTCGAACATTTGTAAGTGTTTGAACGCGATATGTAATAATTCATGTTTCAAAACAGCTACTTTACATTTATCACTTATTGTCTCCCAAAATTTAGGACTAACAACTAATTTAGTATTAATGCCATCTTTGGCTACACAAGCAGTTCCAACAGCATTACTAATTTCTTTATTCAAACCAATTAGGAACAATCCATAAAATGGTTCTTTGAACATCAATGTTTTTGAGTGTTTGGCGATGTCGCCATGCATATCATTTATCATATTAATTATTTTATACTAAAGATAATTCGTTAACCTCGGTCGTAAAAACAATATCAACTAATGCTTCTGAGGCTGAGTTACTTAATTTAAATTCACGGTTGATATTGTCTAGTAAGAATTTCTTAACAATTTCACCTTCCTTACCTTCTTTAAAGTTTAATCTCAACCCAGTACCAAATGTTTTCCAATCTTTATCCCAATGTATACCTTTTGTCTTAAACACCTTTAATAGACTTTTTAAGTTGGAATTAGACGATGAATAATAACTTGGTCTAAATTTAGTTGTATGAGTAAGTTCATTTAGTAGAAAAGCTAATGATAGTAATGTTGGCTGGTTAAGAACTAGATTAGACATCATTTCAAATCCTAACTTAACATTAGCATCATCAGAACTAAATAACATATCTCTGAGTGTTTGAAAATATTCATCATCAAGTTCAATTCCTTCTTTATTCATTTCTATAAAAAACTCCTCATCAAAAATAAACTTAACTTCACCACTTAGAATACGATTTTTATTATCAACTAACATTCCTAATAAATCAATTAAACGTCTTTCTCTATAAAAATCAATTATAACACCTTTAACTTTATAAGTGTTATTTTCAAAATTAATTTTTTCAATAGGATGTTTACTAAATATTTTTTTCAAATCATTCTGACTATTTCTAACATAACTTAAAACACTATAATCAGTACATGTGTTATAAGTATCTATTAAATTATATCTAGTACCTGTATTAGGACTTAAAATTAGATTTTTGATTTTATCTGTTGTATGATTTTTAGTACAAAAAGTATGAGTTTCAAGTTTCAATCCTTTTTTAAATCTATTAAAATATCCTTTATTAATAATAATCACATCAGCATATTTATGTCTTGATGTTTTTTTCAAGTTATTATCTTTAATAAACTCTTTCAATTTAAAACGAGGTATTTCACTGGCTTTAGAGGCGTATATAGTATCTCCTTTTTTAGGTTTATATGTTGTTTGTTTTTCAATGTATGTTATTATATTATTAATATCATGACTTTCATTTTCATTCAAGAAATAACATCCATTAATTCCCCAATAATAACTAATTTGCCATTCAAATTTATTTGGTTTATTCCATATCTCATTAAATGATACTGGTATTATTTTGTTCATAACTTTATTTTTAATTTAAATGAATATAATTTGTTTTTGAATCAAATAATGGTACCCACACAACATCATTTCTATCTGGAACTGCGAACACATTATTATTTGTTACACCCGCGTTCAATTCCATTAAAATCAATTCTAGTTGTTCTTCATCAACCCACTCAGCATCATCAATAACATGACCTACATAATAAAATCCATGTTTACAAACAAAATCTGATTTTTCGAATTTCATATTTTTTATTTTTATTAAAATAATTAATTAATTGAGGTTAAAATTACTCAGCATCTTCATTAACCGCTACTCCATAATAAATGTGATCGTTTTGAAGTTCATATCCGAATTTCTGATCAACATTACCATTTCTGTTCTTGATAAAATTAATATAAGTACCACCACCATTTCTATCTGATTCTCTTCTCATTTCCATCATCGCATCAGTCATGTGTTTCAATTTATTTGAACCTACAAACTCACCTGATTTAGTAACTTGTTGAATCAATAAAAACGATGTGTAAGCGTTTATTTTATTTTCACCTTTATTATTCTTAACACACAAATCAACTAACCATGATTCAGCTTGCTTACGATCCCATTTATTATCGTCACGAACACCTTCAATAATCTCAGCGATACTATCAATCAAAATCAAATCCCAACCCATATTCATCACACCTTCAATTACATCTTTAGTGTTGTGTTCTAAATAGTCGGACATAAATAATGTTTGAATATTACCAAATTGTGGAAAACGTTGTGTGTATTTGAACATTTGTTTCTTACCCATTTCACCTGAAATAAACAAACATTTTCTTCCACGATTCTGAACACCAGATAAAATATCTAATAGTACAGTTGTTTTACCAACTCCTGGATCACCTATACACATTATATTAGTTGCACATGGTATACCACCTTCATGTGAAATCAGGTCATCAATCATCATTCCACTTTTCATTGTTTCCATCATTCGTGGATCAATATCCAAGTTGTTCAATTTAACAATATCAAAATTGATATTAACTGGAGCTACTGTGAAATTAGCTACTTGATTTTTTTTACTTGGACGACCTCTTTTTTTACCTGTGTTCATATTTTTTAACTTTTTATTTATACCTAAATTTACTGAAATAGTTGTGGTCAATCAATTATCTTAATATTCGTTTAATTATCAATCCAATTATATCAATAATGTCTTTAATAATACCAAACACATTAACTATAATTACTAATAATATAAACAACCAAATAATCATTTTTTCCGCTTTTTCTTATATAATAAATTTAACATGATAGTTGTGGTCAATCAATTATTTAAACCATGTTTCATAAACGGCTTTAATAACTACATAACCAATCACGGTTACAAAACTAATAATTAAAAACTCAGCGATTGTAATACTTGTTCCCATTTTTTTTTATTTTTTTCTTATATAATAAAGATAGCAAGGAAGTCCGGGTCATTTTCCCGAACTCTCTTGCTGGAGTATAAAAAATTATACTATCTTGTACTTATAGTTACTATAATCATACTGCCTAATTATATCAATAGCATTCAACATAGCAGTTTTATCATAGTAAGATTGAGATACATTTAACTCACTTACCCATTTTTGATAGTTAGGGTCTAACATAGTTTGTTCTCTTTCTTTTTCAATTTGTTCAAGACGTTCAATTGATGTATTCATAACTTTTATTTTATTGATCAAACCAACTTTTTTCTCCTCTTCTAGGTTGCGCTTTAGGACGTTCTTTAAATTTTGCTTTTCGTCCTCTAGGCTTTTTCCAAGAATCATCATCAGTAAATGTGATCCAATTTTGTCTTTTAATTTGTTCGTAAAATATTTCTTTACGCTTTTTCTCCCATTCCGGATTTGGTTTCGGATATACTGGTGGTGGATAGGTACTCATCGATTTGTTTTTCAAGTTTATCAAGTGTTTTTTGAATAATTAATGAATTTAAAATCCAAATAGTGGCAATTATAGGCCATATAACATAATGAAATCCTTCTCCCCAACTAAAGATAATAGATAAAGCTGAGGCTGATAATCCAATTCCCATAAGGACATACTGTACTTTTTTCATAGTTTATATTTATTTTATTGTTTACTTATTTATTTGTTCAAGTATTTCAAGGGCTTCTTCTTTAGTAACCCACCCATTTCCATCTACATCAATCATATCACCAACATAATACATCTCATCATAACACATCAAATCTTCTAATGTCAACATAAATTATTTTTTAATTATTAACTCAAAAATTAATCCTATTATTCCTAATGTTATCACACTAACACTAAACCATAATGTTAGAAAGTAAAAAAAGTTTTCTATTTTCTCTCTCATGATTATTATTTTTTAAGTATTGATTGAGTGATCATATTATTGTTAAGTGCCTTATCTAAATCGGCCCAATATCCATTCCCATATTCTCTTACTTCCCATCCTTGTTCTGGAGTGAACAGATAAACATATTCTTCAAAATATTCTTTTGTATAGTCAACATATGAACAAGTACGGGCGTGGTTTTTCTTTTCACCTCTATCTCTATGATATGCTACACATGTTTCAATAGTATCTTTTAAAATACTGATATCACCTAACTCAATCAATTTACGTACTCTCTCTTCTGTGGTATAATATGTATTTAAAAATTTTCCATTGTATTCTAGATAACCATCAAAATGACAATAAATGTAGTTAACGGTTCCGTCTTGATTTAAAATTCCAATGTTTGATCTTGTACTCATAACTTTTATTTTTATTTTTAACTTAATGATAATAAAATAGCGGCTGTATTATATTTTTTTCTCAAACGTTTCAGTTCTTTATTATAATCAGACTCTGAAATAATTCCATCTGCTAATTTTTGATATAACTTCTTATAATCCCTAACCATTTGTTTATTCATAACCTTTTTATTTATATAATAAATTTAGTGAATTAATCGCGGTCAATTACTCAATTTCTGTTTCTACTACCACCGCGTAATCGTATGTATAATCTGTTTCACCATTTTCTATATCCTTAGCGTACGCTTCGGCTTTAAATTTATCAGTAAATACTTTTATATGAACATCACATAAACCTTCATACTGCCAACCACCCATTACTACATAAACTTTTTTCATATTTTTTATTTATATTTAAATATACTTAATTAGTCGCGGTCAATTTTCCATTTACGAGCAGCTGTTTTAGATTGTTGTTTTTTCTTATCTGTAACAACTTTATTCTTAAAACGACCATCATAAGCTCCTTGGCTGATCATATCTAATCTTTTTCCACTTGTGTAATTCAACTGTTTCATTTACTTTTTATTTATATAATAAATTTAGTATAAGAGTCGCGGTCATCCAACATATTAAAAAAATGGCTACTCTCATACGAGAGCAACCATTATTCCGGGTGGCGTGTGGTTTCTTTTATTCAGTTTCGTATTCGTATATTACTCCAGTATCATATCCAATACCAAATACAGTATGGGTAGTTACTTCGGGTCTAAATTTCTTCATCATGAATAAACATTTATCACCATTCTTATTTACACATTTCCAAGTAAGTACAACATGATCATCATATGTTGTTTTTTCTGATTCACCATATGTCTTGAACTTATGTGTACCGATAGTCACATTGTAGCCGTCGAGTATAATAAAATAATCTTCAGGGTATTGTTCTTCTACTTTTACCCACTCACCCTCTTTGTATTCAAGTTTAGCGGAGCGTAGTACTTTACTGAAGCTTTGTGAGTAACTAAATAATGTTGTTAGTAGACAAACTACAATGAGTGCGACTTTTTTCATTTTGTTTTTTATTTTAATTTTCTGTTTCTGGTATTTCTTCGTCTATTCCATCCATTAAAGTATTATCCCATAATGAATTTTCTAACCTACTTAATTCTTCCTTTAATGTTTCGATACTATAACTATTATTATATTTAGTATTTGGATCCAATTCTTTAATATCGTCAATCAAAGATTGTCTATAACCCTTATTATAAAATCTCTCCTCGATAGAGTCGGCTAAGTCTTGCATCTGTTCAGTCCCATATACGGATATACGGAGATCATAATCATACCACTTAGTCTTATAATCAGTTATTAAAAACCCTTTAGTGAGTTTCCTAGACAGATTATGTAATTTCCAATTCCTCACTCTAACGATTGAGTTATCACTTCCAAATAAGTGTAAAAAACGTAATACCCACCTTGGACACCATTTAGGTTTAGCTTTATGATCCATGAAGATCACTAACGGTTCCATTGCTTTGAAGATGTCTCCTTCATCTTTCCAAGGTATACTACCTAAGTACTGATACTTTTCATGAAAGTTCTTAGGAAAGAACACCGCACGCAAGTCATCTAATGTGATGTCTCTGGTATGTATGTACTTATATTTTTTACCTTTAAATAGTATCATGACCAAGATATTTATATGCTAATTGAATTAATTCTGTTCTCAGTTCACCAAAAGGTAATTCATCATTACCATCATCCCTAACATCCCAAACTGGAATAAAACACTCATCACCATCTTCTCTATAGGTGATTTCAAATTCTTCACCATCATGTTCAATTGAAAAAACAGCTGTTCGGTAAGTCTCTACTCTTGTAATTTTCATGTTTTTAATATTTACTTATTTATATAAATATATACTTGATGTTGCGGTTAAGAAAATTTGAAGTCAGAACAGGATTCGAACCTGTATGAGAGTCTGATTGATGGACTAGTATCGTCTTTACTCCTCTCTAAATGGACGCCCTCAGTATTTGGGTTTTCTCTTAGCGTCTACCATTCCGCCACCTGACTATTTTTTATTCCTCAATTAATTTTTTATAGATATCATCAGTATCTCTGCCCATCATATCGTACTTCTTACCCTGTTCAATCCATTCGGTCTTTATCCAGTTATCATCATGATACCAAGTTTCCCAACCATTTTCTCGAAGAATTTTTGCTTTTTCTTCGTAGTTTTCTATTTCATTTTTTTCTTTTAACATAACTTTAGTTTTTAGTAGTCAGGACAGGATTCGAACCTGAATTGATTTAGCACCAATCGCGACCATGTTACAACTTCCGCTACCTGACTATTATTATTAATTGATAACTGGTTGATCTTTCTGAGTATTGATTTGTACATTTAAAACCTTAGCCTGGTTTTTAAGAGTGTCTATCCAACACTTAACCTTATGGGCTTGGTGAGGAGCGTCAGCGTGAATGTTGTACCACATTTCGGCTTCGAGTTCGTAAATCACTTGATTGATTTGACTGAGTTGTTGTTCTGGTTTCATAACTTTTATTTTTTATTATAATTAAATATACGTATATAATTGGGGTTAACAAAAAATTTTATAACTCTCTCTTTTTTACGGTTTGTGAACGGTTGTGTGAAGGGGTTATTTTGAAAATTACTTAGTACATTTTTCACAAAATTGTGGAGGTAGATATTCTAAATCTCCTCTGATATACATAAGTTCTTCTTCTGAAAAATCTTTGGCTGTTCTTAGTATCACTCTACAACTAGAACATAACAACGCCCCCGCTCCACCATTAAATTTTACAATAGCTTTTTCTTCTGGTTGTTCCCAATATCTACAATAAAAATGTTCACCTAACTCATCTATTAAACTTTGGGGGTATCCCTGTTCTACTAACCAAACTAGAGAGTCTTGTCTTCTGTCTTCTGGTATTGGTTTTGGAAATCCATACTGCCATCCTGATGGTGGGTCAATCATTAGTGCCATAAGTTTCATTATAGTATTTTTCTTTATTTGTACCACCCCAACCATCATACCCATCTGATGAACCTTCTTCAAAAGCATCTAGGATCTGATTACGTTCCATTTCTTTGGCTTGTTCAATAATGTAAGATGGTATACCTCTACAAGGTGCTTGTAATTGTTCTATTAAATAGTCTACTGCTGTTTGTTTCATCTTATTTGTTTTTAACTATTTCAATTAATTTTTTAAGGCATTCAAGTTCTGCTTCTTCATATGTAAAGTTATATTTTTCTTCTAATTCAGTATTAATAGAGATTTCTGTTATTACATATCCATATTGAAGATAGTCATCCATATATTCAATTTGATAATGCAACCCATACTTCTCTCTAAACCATCTAAATGCTTGTTGGTATAGTGGTGCACTACACGCCTTATCTAAAAAATTATTATTCACCCAATCACTCGGACTTTCATTCATACCAAATTCTGTTTCTAAAAAATATTCGGTAAAATTACTTGGTATTAGTGTTGACCTAAACCAACCAAAGCAAGGCTCATCAAATCCTAATTCTTTTAAAGCTAATGCTTGTTCGTAAGGTACAAATACTGTTGTCATGTTATTTGGTTTTAAATGTTTCGTTATAGTATTGTTCTGCTTTATTTTCTTTGGTTTTATCCCATTGATGCGTTATAAATCCTTTTTTAAAAGCCTCAACAATCTGTTCCTTCTCCATTCCTTTGGCTCTATCAATAGCATCAACTAATAATAAACTTTCCATTGGTTGTATTTTAATTTTACTTAAAATCTCGCTAAACTCTTTTAATAAAAATTCTACTGCTGATTGTTTCATCTTATTTAAATGTTTCGTTATAATATTCTTCTCCAAAAGTAATAGCTTCTTCTTCTAATGCAAATTCTTCTAGTTGTTCCAAACTCATTAAATCAAGTTTTCTGTTATGTATAGCTTGTTTGAGAGCACAACTATTCCCAGCATCGATAATCTGTTGCTTTTCCATTTCTTTGGCTTGTTCAATTAAAGGTAAAATCCAACCATTATTCTCTAATAGATTAGCTTCATTTACTAACCACTCAACTGCTGTTTGTTTCATAACTACTATTTATTATATATAAGTATATATGCGTCGATGTAGCTTTACGTTTACGATCTAAAAATACATCACCCCCCTTTCACGGTCAACCTCTTCCGTCGATGGACCTCTATTGTCGGGGATCCTCTAACATGTCGACCTCTAAAACTTCGCGACCTCTAACATCCACGAAATTAATCTTCGACCTCTAACGTGTCGTTATCTATATCCAACCAACCTGCGTTATCGTATATTCCACTATCTAGATCACCAATTAGTGTTTCTAGTTCGACTAGTGCTGATTCGAGTTTAGAGGTCACGTTATGGTAGCTATCGTCTATTAGGTCCTGGTTATCTGTATTACGTATCTCGTTATCCAGATCCTCATATAGTTCTTGTAGTTCTACCTTCATTTCATTTAGGTACTGTGTAAGTTGATTCATTTGTTTTTTATTTATACGTATTGTTAATTTAGTAATCAGGACAGGAATCGAACCTGTTATCGTCCTTTTGATCAGCCGTGTCTCCAATACGCCACCTGACTTTATGATTTAGAAATGGCTCCCGTTACGTGTATACGTGTCAACGGGAGCGTTTCTATTATATATTACTTGCTACTATCAGTTACGTTGGCGACAAAGTCTTCCATTGTAATTACAGCTACGTTTTTAGTTACCTCACGTGCTACTAGCTTCTTACCCTTAGCAGGCATTTCAACTACTACTTCTGTTTTCTTAGTTCCGGCTGGACGACCACGTTTGATTTCAATACCTTGAGCGCGTTTTGCTTCACGCATGGCTAATACTGCTTGGCGTTTAGAACCTGCTACTACTGGACGACCACGCTTAACTGTTTCTGTTGTGTTTGTTGTTTTGCTACTCATAACCTTAATTTTTGTTTTTATTATTTATTTATATATTAAATTTAGTGAACTGAACCGGGTCAAACTAATTAGTCAACATGTGCTTCATGATATGGTACAAAACTTAATGCTGTTGTTACCTCACATTCTAATTTACGGAACGCCATTTCATCAAATGCTCCAACGATAATATCCTTAACTACATCCTTACGGATCATACCGTCCTTAGTAAACGTATGGTACTTAAAAGCATCCATCATCATATCAGCGCACTCGCCATAACCCATACTTGTTAACCAACCGCATACTTCGTTTAAGTTCATTCTTTCGTCTTTGTAACCGTTCATCATGTTTTTATTTTTTATTATATAATAAAGATACGTAGCCAGTCCCGGTCAATCAAGCACAGGAGCGACCCCCATATAGTATGGGAGCCGCTAATCCATGGCAGTTGAACACTAAAATTAAGCAGCGAACTCTTCGTTCTTCATCCGGCGACGAGCGATCATGTACATCGCGTTTGCAAGTGGTTGAGCCACTTTGCGTGAGCCGTTGATTACTTGATAAATGTGGCCTGTAGAATAGCCAGTTTCGTCAGACAGACGTTGTACATCACCAGTACGCTTACGGTGAGTGTAGAAGGACAATTTCGCAGTGCGGTTAAGGTAGTTCGCACGAACCTTAGTTTGATAACTCATAACTGTTTGTTTTTGTTTTTTAAACTTTTTATATAATAAATATAACTTATAACTTTCGGTCAAACAAATCAAGATATATACTTATATAAGGTCCCTATAAGGGAAGGCTTGGAGTGCCCACAAAGGGGGGGAACGTACCCGACACATGTCACACCACATACCCTATACACGTGTCACATACCCATACGCCATTTACTTGTCCTATACGTTACTATAAAACGTTTTACCCAACGGTCTGTCACCCACCATACCTACTTGTCACCCGTTTAGCTATTCGCCTACTCGCCAAATATTGATTTAGAGCCGGCGCTATATATCCATCACCACCTACCCACATCCGTATCTTCCTACTCACCCGTCCACGCATCTCATATATTTTATGTAACGACGCGTGTGTATGTTTCTTATATGGCCATTTCGTCCGCATCGCTTTATCACATAGTTCTTTATGAGTGTCGTTAGTATATGTCATGTGTCACCGTTTGTTCGTTTTATTTATTTGCTGGGTTTTTATTGTTTTATTTTTCTATCACGTATCGTTCTATTTCTCTTATACCGTACTCGTTCGCCGTTGTATTTTATGGTTAATAATCGTCTTACTTGTCCTCGTCGCCTATAGTTCAGTATAAATTTGTTACAGTTGTTAATTACAGTTATTGAGCTTATGTAGTATTTTTTAAATACTTTATTGTATTTGTATACCATATGCTTTTCTTAATTTGACTTGTAACGCGTGTTGGCGTTGTTGTTTTCTTAAACGTCTAAATATAGAATATGACATCCATACTATCTTACTTTCTCTATTATCACAACCTCTTAATTTATATTTTTGTTTAAACACCTTAGTATGTGTCATATGTCACCTGTTTTCTTATTTAGAAAATCCATGTTACGTTTAGCACCTTTAGGTATTTTATTTACTACCCCATCTAATCGCTCTACATCCCATCCATTACCATTCATTGGATTGTCATATACTCTTATATCATCTGAATACAGATGTTTAATTATTCCGCCTTTAAATCTAACTACCCATACTGTATTTACATTGACTCCATAGTCAATTATGAATAATGCTTCACCATCACCTAGTGGTGTGTGAACGTCTATTGTTGGATTTAATTGATGTATCATATCTTTTCTTTATAGCTGCTTCTATTAGTCGTCCTTTTCTTCTTTTTTTACCTCTGTTAAAATATGAGCGTCTAAAAAAAACAAATCGTTTTTATACTACCTAAGAACACATTATTTCTTCTACGTTCACTGCCTCGTTTTAAGTATGTACGTGTAAATACATAACGCTTATGCATTATGTGATTTTGACTTAGCATTCTATTTAATTTTCTTATACCAATCAAAAGTATGTGTTTACTCGTTCTGTTTGTTTCTTTATTTCCTCTGGTGTTTGTTTTACAAACCATGTTTGACTGTCCATTGTTGTTAACATTGTACATACTTCGTCTTTATCATTTTTGGCATAACTCAATGTTACTATCATCATTGGATTGATATATATATCCGTATTAGGAAGCGTATCTGTGCCCCACGCTTGAGTTAATTTAATTAGATTTGATTTCATATTATTTTATTTTACCACACTTGTGACCATGTGTAATCATTTAATATAACACTATAATGTCTAGATATGAATAAATTCATATGGTGTTCTTTCATTTTACTATTGAGTATAATGTCTCTAGCCATTTGTATGTCTGTATCTGTTTTTGATTCTAGCATTTGAATAACAGTATTAAACATATCATCATCCATAACATGAATGTAACGGCCTGGTGCTTGAATTGATCGGAGTTGTTTGCTTAGTTTTTTACGTTGTTTTTTTATACTCCAATTCATGTATTCAATTTCTTTCTTTTCCTCATCATTCTGTCTACCGTATTGCCATACACAATGTGATTTCTTCATAATTTATTTTAAATTATTTTTAAGTACTTCTTTACCTTTCTCACTAGCACTATATAATATGTCTCCATTCTCATCAATACTAACATCTAATAAGTCTTTATCAACCATTTCATTAATTATATTTTGAATGTAGTTAGTTTTAGCTACCTCAAACATGGTTGTCATCTCAACTTCATCAAACAAATATGAGTCACGATTACCCATAATATAATCAGCATACGTTTGATCAGCATTATGTTTAATTTCATCAAACCAACACTCCAATAATGTTGGACTCATTTGTTCTTCAGGTGGTAAAGAATTTTCAGTGTTTTGAATATTGTCAATTAGAACTTGAGCGTAATCAGCTCCAGATGTAATGTTTTCCATCATAATTTTTATTTTAAATATAATTGAAATACTTGGGTTAAAGCCTTCCAACACCAATAAGTGTTTTTAGATAATGTCCTTCTAAACAACTTATTTTAACACCTTCTCTATAATTAGCAGCATGAATAAACTCATCGTTGCCTATGTAAACACCAACATGTCTTCCACTTGGGCTAGTTCTACTATTAAAAAATAACACATCACCTATTCGCAATAGACTGATATTAATTAAAGTGAAATATTTTAGTTGTGTTTTAGTTGTACGTGGTATGATTATGTTGTAAACATCTTTATATAGTCGTTTAACAAATGCTGAACAGTCAATACCTTTCTCACTATTACCTCCATAACGATATGGTTTACCTACCCATTTAGTTATGAACTGAGTTAATGTTGTAGTGTCCTGTCCATTAGCTATTGTAGTAGCAATTGATAATAATAGTATGGTGATTAATTTTCTCACAATTCAAATGCTTCAATTGTTTGTTTGAATGGATTACCTTCTATATTCTTAACTATATCTAACATTTGTTGAGCTAATTCTCTAACTTCAACCTGAGCATGTTCACTGTTCCTTAATTTTTGGAAATGATAAAATGATCTCCAATTAAACATAACATCCATTGTTATTTGACTATTAAATGTTTTAAAGAAACGAGCTGATTCTTTAGCACGTTTACGTCCTAATATTGGAGTTAATTCTTCTAATACTTCATGATATAGGTTATTACTTAATTTAGTATGTTGGAGTAATTTCATACCCAATGATACTGGCCAATCTTGAGGTATATATGTTTTGTCTTCTTTTAATTCCTTATAACGAGCTGATTCACCATTAATACTAACACCTATTCTATGCTTAAGTAAATGAATGTGAGTTGCTTGATCTACTGTTACTAGAAAATGTAGTGATGACTTTTCAAAGGGTGTGTGGTGTCCTTCACTTGCTAACATTTTAAGCAATTTACCTACTCGATTTAGTTTTTCGTCTGTTAAATCTCTAGATGTTGATGTCCAAGCTGATTGAGCGTGGATTAGATCTGAGCCATAATGCCCTATTAATTCTACTGTATTCATTATTGTTTAGTTTTTTTAGGAAGAATAATATAGTTCATACATACTACTTTTTCTTCTGTTTCTCCTGTTTTTGATTTATAAAATACAATAATTGTTTCATTCATACCCTCACCATCATGATTAAGAGTAACTGTTTTAGTATAACCAAACGCTGTTGGTATTTTATATTTCGCCTTAATTATTTCTAATTCAAGAGCATAACGACTAGATGTAGTTGGATCATTGATAGTTTCTCTATAATAAATTTGTGAAAAAGCAACAATAGAGCCTACTACTAATAATACTGATAAAATCAATTTTTTCATTTTCATTTTATTTTTTTATTTTTTATTTTTTTCATTTGCCTATCAGTCCGACGATCATCCTTTGCTTGTTTCTGCATTTTATTCCAATTCTTAGGTTTATCAAGACCATTTTTATAAGTGATTATTGTTTCAACAGGACCATTTTTAGTTTTTTTAGAATCATACTTCCATATTTCAGTACAATCATCATATTCAAATTTACGTTCCCACTTTTGTGGTTTAGGTTCAATTGGTATTTCTTTTGGGCGTGCCATTATAAAAATAAATTTTGAATTATAATTGCTAATATTGTTATCGCTATACCTACTATAGCGAACGTTATTATACCTTCACTATCTTCAATTTGTTGATTTCGTTTACCTTGATTATCCATAATTTATATTTTATTAAATTTGATTCCATCATCTTCAATAATCATATATTGACCACTAGTACCTAAACAGTCAATAAAATAATATCTATTTCCAGTAGCCATCCCATCTGTATCAATTTCTCTTACTTGAGTATGACCAGCTACTTGAATTACTTGAGTACGTAACGTGTCACGATTTGCCCTCATTAATGATCTTGGTCTAATCCATATTGGTGATTGTTCTTCATTATCACCTGTTGGATCCATATAACTCATTTTATTTGAGCTAATAGCCATTCCAAACTCAAATGTTTTAGGTTTGTGTTTAAACATCTCATTCAAATCATTTTCTATAGTGTCTACTGTCCATCCTCCCTTACCAAATACACTATCCATAAATTTACTACTTACACCAGCATGAGTAAATAAAAACTCATCCATTTTATAAGCCATTTGTAAATGATGTCTATTCTCACCTATAACATATTGAATTGATGGAGCAAATAAATGTTGATAACCACTTGTACCTGTATCTCCCACTTCTGGAAAGTAATGATGGTCATGATTACCAATTAATAGAATAGTTTCACATACACCTTTTTCTTTAAAGGCAATTATGTCTTGAAAATTACTTAATTGATCTGCTCCTTTAATATCAAATGAATCAAAATAATCACCTATAAAAATAACCCTATCTGGTTTCTCTATTTCATATATTAATTTCCAAACTGATCGACCATGTATGTCACCTATAATAACTGTTTTCATTTTTCTAATTTTAAACCATAATTTAAATCAAACATAGCCATTTGTCTTTCAGCATAATATTTGACTAAACCTTTTTGTTTTTTAAGGTATTTAATACCCCATTCTCTCCATTCTTTATTTTGTTCTTCAGTCATAGTCCATTGTTGATACCAATTATCAGTTCTGCCTTTAATGTCTTCAAATGTAACATTATGACCAGCCACCTCAAACATTTTATTGATTAATGTTTCAACAATAATTTCATCTTTATTTTTCTTCATTTACTTCAATTTCAAATAATTCAATTACTTCTTGTTTAGGTTCAAGTGCCTTAATACCATTTTTCTTAATAAGTTCAAACCATTTTCTAGCCTCATCTTCTTTAAGTGATAGTGAATTACTCACAAAATAACCATTAGCTTTAGTGTAATAAACTGTTGTGTCATTGTCAGGTCTTGTTTCTTTGATAAATTCAATTTTCATAACTTTTATTTTATTTTAAATATAATTAATTTATTTGGGTTAAGCTTATCCTACATATGAGTTATAACGCTCATCAACACGTTGTTTTTCTTGTTCTGCTCTTTGAGTTTCCCATTCACAAACATCTTCAATAAATGACTCAAATTTCTTCTCTAACACATCAAATACTCTTCCATTATTCCAGTGCTCACTATATATCTCAACCTTATATTTATTTCCTTTTTTACCCAATACTTTAAAACCTTGAACCCAAACATTATCATATTGTGAACGACCTGTTTGTAATTTTATTGAACGTTTATCTGTCTCAATACTATATGTTCTTTCACCAGAATTATAAATATATTTCCAATCCAATTTATATTTAGGTTTGAATGACTTAATTTCAAAACCAATCTGTTTCATTGAAGAAGCAGTGTCTTGTTTAATTTCATTTTGGAGATTATCCAATGCTTCTTTTAGATCTTTATGCTCTTTCCAAGCCTGGGTGTGTTTATTTTCAATATCAAGATAAGTTGGATACCACTCAGTTAAATACTTATTAGAAATCTTATCAAAATTAGCATACACTTTATTTAATAATTCTAGATAATTTTTTTTATCATTATCATTAATATTATAACTACCACCATTCCATTCTATTTGGACATGTTTGGATTCATCTCTCCATGTATTAGGAATCATTATATCAATTCTATCACTCCAGTTTGAGCTTATTTCTAAACGAATATTAGAACCAGTAAAGTCAAACATTTTGAAAATACCTATATTGTGTTCAAAATATTCTAGTATTGTAGTTTTTAAATTGTCTGAAGCTGGATTGTAAACTTCATTTGTGTATTTTTCAGCTTCAATTTTTTTGGCTTCTAACTGAGTAGTAAGCGCGTTGTATAAAACCTGTTTTGTGTTCATAACTTTTATTTTTGATTATATTACTTCAATATCATTAACATGGCTTTTAGATTCTTCATCCCATTTAACTAATGGACAAGAGGCAATTTTTGAAGCCACATAATTTTTAGACCATGTTCTTTTAAATGTTCTTGATTCAAGATTAGTTACAATACATTTTTCACCATCATCTTCAATAACAATATAAAAATCATCAACCCAAGCATTTCTACTTGTCATAGTCATACCTTGATATGAATCATTGTACTTAAAACCTTTCAAATTCATTTTCATTAACTCATCAAATTTCAACGTCATATTTTCTTAATTTTCTTATATAATAAAGATAGTAAGATAATTGAGGTCAGTCAAGAGCAGTTATATTTGGATAGTATATTTTTTAATACTTTAATGTCTTCCTGGGTATATATCTTTTCGTTAATACGTTTACCTATATTAGCAGTTATTTTAATATCCCGCTCTATATTGATTATGTGATTTGAATAATCACCATTCTTTTTAGATAACCAAAAATGTAATTTTTCACTTAAACAAACCTTAGCAGTACCTATTAGGCGTCTATAACCGTCATATTGTATTTCATCATTATTAATACCACCTCCAAATACCCCATTTAAATCAATGTTGTATTTTTTGAGTTCCTCCCCTTTATCTTTTCTATGGAGTAACTTATCAGCAAGTTTTTCAAATGGATTTTTAGGCATCGGTCACTCATGGGGGTTTATTTAATTAACAATATTATATCTAATATAAATATTAAAGAAAAAAAGCCCCTGAAGTAGAAACAACGGGGCGAAGTATAAATAAAAATTAAAAAGTATGCTCGTTAAATATCTTTCATCATTTCATTAGGTGAGAAAATCTCATAATAACACATCCATTTATATTTTCGTTCTGTTCTATTTGCTTCTCTCTCAAGCGGATGGTTTTTATAACTATAAATTTTATCTAGTTTTTGATATTGGCGTTTAATACTTTGATGGTAATGAGTATATTCATGTATTACTGTTCCTATAAATCCCATAAATGTTCTATGCTTACCTTTGAATACATGTATCTCATTCTTCCATGGATCATAATAACCCGCTACATCTTTTTTCTTTCTATGGAATACTAATTTAGGATATGAACCATTAACTGAACTAAGACCAAAGGTTTTTTTACACCAATCAAAGATCTTAACAGCGTTTTTTCTAGTTATATCATTTGTATTCATAGGTATTCATTTTATAATTCTTTTAACATTTTTTGTATTTCAATACACTCCTCAAACATGTCATGTTCAGCGAATGTGTTCATACAAGTATTTAAAGATGTTGACCATTGACTACGTTCAAGTATAAAATCAATTTCTTCACCCTTAATAATAACAGTGAACGCTGTTACTTTTTTTCTATGAACTTTACTGTAAAATGCTTTCTTAATTTGGTTGTATATCTCAGTTGACATAGCCAAATCTTTCTCTTCAATTCTGTTTTTGAATTCCTGTATGGAGCTAAATTCAAACATCATAAGCTAGCGTTTACAATAAATATTGAATAGTTTTGTGGACCCAACTGGAGTTGAACCAGTGACCCTCTGATTATGAGTCAGATGCTCTAACCAACTGAGCTATAGGTCCAATTTTAGGGCCGGGAGTACTATTTAACGTACTCCTCAGCCAGTTCCCATAACTGTTCATTCAATTTCAAATCCTGGTTGAAGTTCTTAATAGCTCTAGCTTTACGAAGCTTAGCTCCCATTTTATAACTAAATTTACCAGTCACTAACTTTTCTTGAACTCGATTAAACACAGCCCATAAACTATCACCTGCGTCTTCATTACGTTCAACTGCTAATAACTCAGTAACATCTATTTTCATATCACTACCGAATCTAATTTCAGCAGCTTTTCTAGCAAATTCTTTAACTTGTTTACTATCCAATTCAACGTTTTGAAACTCATTAATTTTCTCTACTAGTCCTGGAAATGACTCAACTGCTTCATTTATTTTTGTTTGTAGATCAGCAAATGTATAACCCATGTGGCGTAATTTAAAATCACCATAACTAGTATCCATAACAACCAATCCATTTGAACATACTAATCTAAACAAACCAATTTGGAATTTGAATGAACTCAAACCATCATGACTATTTGTTAATAGAATTTGTGGAAATACATTATCACCATTATTACCTTCAATTGTGATATCAGGATTGAAAAACTTAATCATGTGACGTTGGTAACCCATTGTCTTTTTCTTACGGGCTTTAACTTCCACTGCTTGACATGGTTTCCAACCCAATGAAATCATATCATTAATAACCTTATCAGTTGGAATATGAACGTAATGTTCACTCAGGTTAGCCTTTTGTTTTGTTTGGAAAATTGATGGAGCTGAGTTTTTAATGTCCTCCATTGACATTTCTTTGAATGGATTCATAACTTTTATTTTATTTTTATTTATACTTAAATTTACTAATTCTATTCAGGTCAACCTTATTTAGGTCTGTGATGACTATAGTAAGTGACTTTTTTCTTAGGTGTGTTAGCTTCAAGCTCTTTTTTCTTTTTAATCTCAGCCACCATTCTTTTTTCTAATTCAAACTGTTCAGCTAATGTTAATGTAGCTGGATCTCGGTCTTCAAGTCTTTGATGACGTTTAGCATTTCGATTAATTTTGTCAGCTTTGTTCAACCAACGATCTTGTTCATCTGCGTAATTGACGTGTCGTCCCATGTGTTTTTAATTTTTATTTATATAATAAATTTAGTGAAAGAATCGGGGTCAATTATATATCCCATTGACTTAATAGATTCATTTGTCCTTCTTGTTCTTTTATGAAATCTATTTCCATCTGAGTATACATGTCATCTTTTGATTGTGGTTGTTTATTATACCACTCACATAACAATTCACACTCATATGAGTTAAGATTATCAATCATATTATTCAAATCATTAACTAACTCTTCCTGAGCCCAATCAAATTTGTCAATTTGTTTATTGATTTCAAGTTGTAATTTAATTGCTCTGTTTACATTTTCTGTGTACATACTTTCTTATTTTTCTTATATAATAAAGATAATAAGATAGTCGAGGTCAATCTAGGAGAATTGCTGTATAGTTTTTTCTAATTGAGGACGTGACATAACACCTGTATGACGATGAACTATATTACCATTTTTTTCAAATACTAGAGTAGGAACACCTGATATATTATATTGAGTAGCTAATTCCTTACTTTGCTCAGCGTCAATTTTTTGATAATTAATTCCTGTTTCTGATACTACTTGGTCAAAAATAGGAGCAAACATTTTGCACGGTCCACACCATGTTGTGGAGAAGTATTTAATTGTTAACATATTAAAATATTTTTTCGTTATCTTCTTTTTTAATTTCTTGTCTTAATTTTTCAATCCACTTAGTTTTTGTTCTTCTAACAGCAGCATCAGCTGAAGCTAACCCAAAATTAAATACATCAGCCGGGTCTGGATGTTTCTGTTTGTTGATTTCTTCAATACATTCCTCAGTGAATGTTTCAATCAATAGTCGGATAATTCTGCTTTCAATATTCATTTTTATTTATTTTTTAACGCCAAAATTGATACCATCTTTTTTTCTTAGGTGGAAGACACTGACTAAATGGATTATCACCAAATGATACTTTGCCATAATATTTAGATGATAACATATTTAAAAATACCTCATGATATTTTTCAGGTATTTTACTAAAATCAGCTGTTATTTTAATATTCAATATAGTTGAAGTATGTTTATCATCAATCAATGTTAATGTATCTTGTAACTCAACTACTTTAAGTGTTTGTATGTTAATATACTCTCCACCAATAAACACTTCAGTTGTATTATTTTCCATTTTTTTCTTTTAATACTTTAACATGTTTACAATTACCTTTTGATCTCCAAAATCCCATACAAGTACACTTATATGTTTTTTTATTTGGATCATAAGTTGTTTTATACTCACCCATGCTACCTTGCACTTTCTCAATTACCTTCTTTTCTTTAGGTTTAATCCATTTAATATCATCAAATGTTGTTTGGGGATGAACTTCCGTCCACATTGGTATTATATATTTTTTACCATCATCAGCAGTATGTAAAGTGGGGTGATATGGATATTCAATCTCATATTTGTGAACTCTAGTCATACTAGATACAACTTTCTCTTTCTCAAGATTGATCACATATGGGGATTCTGAATAAACTATTTCATTAGTTTCTGTTCCATCTTGGAATCGTTTTTGAACTGACCACAACATAACTTTTATTTTTATTATAATTAAATATAAATCAATTATTGAGGTCAAACTTTAGAGATAAATTCTGAACCTGGCTCATCTTTATCATTTATGAGCCCTAAATTTGTGAAATGATCTTTATAGTAGTCATCTAATTCCCAATCAGATTTACTTTCAAATGTTGATGGGTTGTAGTCTTCAATATGCTGAATTTGTTTATCAGTGAATATATTACCAACATATAAAAAGTAATGGTTGTAACATAATAACTCTAAATTATCTAATGTCCAATTCTTTTTATTACCATCTTTAAAGTTAAGTATTAATGGTACTTTATAGTCAAGTACTCTACGTTCTGCAAATTGACATTTAGAACAACATTCTTGTAAATAACTTTCTTGTATTAACCTATTCTTTAATTTTTCAGGTGTGTATGAATCAATAGGTACTCTACCTTCTATAACATCCATTAGAGCAGGTTCTTTACCTTTATTAGGTAAGAATTTACTTATACCTTTACCTGATTGATTTTTATGTTTATCAAATAATGTTATACCATTTTCATCGGTGTAATTTTTAGCGTAGCGTTTATAATGAATATATGAACAATGGAGGTAACGACTCGCAGCACGATTCGATTTAGTCATAGCCATTGCCCTCTCAATATCACTCTTTAATAGTGGTTTTGGACGCATAACTATTTTTCATTATCATTCTTTAATTTCATTAGTATGTTCCAAATATCTTCAGCTGTTGTAGATGGAATCATATTTTCATCCTCATCAAATAATTCATTCACTGACCCATCTGGATTAAATTTTTCATATAAATAAAAACTAATCACTTCATAACCTTCTTTTCCAAAATGTAAAAGTAAAAGTGAATCTATTATCTGTAGAAACATCTCATCATAACTACTAAAATCAATTTTTAATTCTGTTTGGGTCAGAATTGTCCTAGTTTGAAGCGCCTGTAAGGCTATTATTGTATTAATAAATAAATCCTTTTGTTTATCAATGTACGCTTTTTTCTTTCGCTTAACTGTTGAATTTATTTTAAGTAATGAATCAACAGCTTTCCTAATATCATCATAACTATTTTCTTTCATATTATTTTATTTTATCCATTAACTCTTTTATCCCAATGCATAACTCATAATCTTCAGTCTCAATAAGCTTATCAATACATGTTTGTAAAGCTTGTCTCCACTCAGATTTATTTATCTCAATATAAAATTCACTTTTTTCTAATTCAAATAAAACAGCTGACTTGGCATTAGTTTTAATAGCATCTTTAATTCCAGCTATAGCTTCTTTATAAACAGCCCCAGCAAAGGTTTTATTGTTACAAAGTGAGTCTACATCAGCGGGACCATCACCTTTAACAGTTACAACCATTGAAGGGATTTTTCTGGTTGATTTCTTAGCCATATTGTTTATTTATTATAAATATGAATAAGTTCATGTTCATGTGTTTCCATGTTTACTATACTCACGTTAAATATATCTAATTCAAATTCACCCTCTTCGCCTGATTGTGTTATTATATCTGGGAATTGAGTTAAAGTAAAAAATGATTCTTGATTTAATTTAGTAGCATCAAATTCAATTACTATATCATTATCTGGAATATCTTTATCTATTGATTTAATTTTACTTTCAAGTTTAATTAAAGTATGTTTTTGTTCTAAATCTAAGTAATTAGATTCTAAAACACCCATTTCATCTTTAATATAAATTGTATTACACCATGGTTCCAAAACAGCCAAAGCGTCTAAATTACAATTATGTACTATAAAACCAATATCATATTTGTGTGGTATAATTGGTTTCATAAAATGATCATGTTTAACAAAATGTCCCCACTTACGAATAAAATTTCTAGCGTTTTTATTTGTTGTGTAAAGCCATTCTTCACTATTCTTACCTGCTCCACCTCCAGCATGTTTATTAAATCTACTTCCTCTACTAGTGAAGTGATATACTAAACCATCCCATGATTGAACTACATAATATCCTTTTAAAATAAAACGATTAAATAGATCACTATCTTCTTTTGATTGTGGAGCAAATAATTCATCATGTCCTCCTATAGCTAAATAATCTGATTTATACATACACCAAGGTGCAAATATACCTTCAGTCATTTTATCTTGTTTTAACCCTTCACTTTCATTGTACCATTTTTCAAAATTAAACTGTTCAGCTTCAACTCCAAAATCATAAATTATTTTTTCAGGCCCTGGAGGATGAAGTGGTGGTTCAACTCTAGTAGCACTTACTACTGTACCTGGTTTAAGATATTTTAAAATATTTTTATCTAAGTCTTTGCTAGCAACCATATCAGCATGAAAAGCAAATATAATTTCTGTTCTAGCCATTTCAATACCCTTATCAAACATTCCTACTATACCAATACGTTCTGGGCCTGGATTATGATATGTAATTAAATCTTCATCATTAAGTGACTTAATCCATTCTTGAGTACCATCTATACTAGCATCATCTAAAACTAATATTTCATGTTTAGTTTCTAAATCACGAATTGATTTATATGCTAATTGTAAAAACTCTAAATTATTTCTACTTGGTAATACAAATGTTATTTTATTCATTTTTATTTTTTAAGTTCAATTACAAAGAAAAATACCCAACAATTATCTAAATCAAATGTTATATCAGTACCCCATTGATTATTAGGTAACCTATGTTCTACTAATCCCATTCCTTGTATTTCTGATTCAGGAAAATTTCTTGACAATATATTAATCATTTCATTTTTATCATATTCATATAAATGTGTTCCTCCATTATACTCCCAAGTAGGTGTTTTACGTTTTGGTGTTGTTATAATAATAGTTTCTGAGGTACAATATTTTATACTTTGTAAGTATTCATCTATACGCTCTGGAGGTAAATGTTCAAATGTTTCAATTGATGTACAAACTTGAAATTCATTTTCTTTAAAATGTTCTTTTAAATTAAAAATATCTGATATTAAGTAAGTACAATTAGGACTAGACATTCTATTATTAGCTTCATTTATACCCTCTTCATCAATATCAATTCCAACTACACTTTTAGCTCCTAAACTTAACAATAATCCAGCTCCATATCCTTTTCCTGTAGCAGCATCTAAAACTGTTTTATCTTTTGTCCAGTGGTTAGCAAAAATGTATCTATCAATTGATGTAGATGATGCTGGATATACTAATCTATCTAGTTCCCAGATTAAAGTATTTTGACTATCTTTCATTCAAGTAATTTTTTATATAATCTTCAATATTATGTTTTGGTTCCCATCCTAGTATTTCTTTAGCTAAAGTATCAATACATAATGTTATAAATGCTTCTCCTGGTTTATTTTCTTTATATTCAATTTCTTTGCCAAACATATCTGCTATTTCTTTAATAGAATAATTTTTTCCTTTACCTAATTCAAATATATAATTCCAAGCTTGCTTTTCCAAAATTAATTTTAAACCATCAATTATATCATCAACATGAGTAAAATCTCTACGTTTTGTTCCATCACCATATATAATTAATGATTTATTTTCCTCAATTCTTTTTTCCCAAGCGCCAATTAAAGTTGTATAACCACCTTCTTTTAAATGGTATGGACCATAAACATTATAAAATCTAACTATAGTTGATTTTAAACCATAATGATGTCTAAATAAATGAATTATCTCTTCACCTATATCTTTGCTAAATGTATATGGATTTTGAAATTTACCTGAGTGGTGAGAACTACTTCCAGCGTAAATTAATGGTATATCATTTTTAGAGCAATATCTAGATATTTTTAAAGTAGCATTAGCATTAGTTGTAAAATAATCTTCTGGTTTTTCAAATGATGGTTGTATTCTAGCTATAGCTGCTAAATGATAAACAACATCAAAATTACCCCATGCTGAATAATCATCTATATTTCTAATATCAAACTCAACATACTGAGCACCTTCTTGATGATTTGATTTTAAACCAGTACTATAATTATCAATTGATACTATTTGATGTCCTTCTTTTAGGAGACTTTTAATTAAATTTGTACCTACAAATCCAGCTCCACCTGTAACTAATATTTTCATAAATCTATATTAAAATATTTTTTAGCATATTGTTTTCTTACTTCAGGATAGAAATCTAAATCTTCCATAGCTCGAGCCCAAACTCTTCCATCCTTTCCTAATAGTATTCCTGGTTGTGATAAGGCTCTAGGATCAACTTGTCTCCATTTATTATGATGAAATTCAACTCCAGTCATATTATTTCCTCTATCTATTGATCCATCACTATTGTTTCTACTGCCAGCATCATCTTCTTGTCCTGTGATAGTTGATTTACCTATTATTTTATACTTTGAATAAGGTGAGTTACAATAATATGTGAAATTATCTTCTTTATCAAATAAATCTTTTTTAGCGTCAACATAAGGTTTGATAGTATCAATATATTCTTTAGGAAAAGGTATATGCTCAGCCCATGTTCCATAAGGTGAATAACCTAATTCTTCTACTGTTCTTAGATACCAATCATCATCTTCCATACTTGGATAATAACGATAACGCTCATCCCACCATCCTAATCTAACTATTGTTTTTTTATGAAACACCATAGCGTTCCAAGCGTTAAGATGTATTTGTTCTAAGTGTGGTTTTTCATCTAATATTTGATTTAACACATCAAACCAATCCTCATCAAATAGCATATCATCAGCACAAGATAAAACCCAATCTGTATCACTTAATATAAAACCTTGATTACATGCTTTAGTATATCCAACATTTTCTTGGCTATATACTATTTTAACATGTGGAAAATCTTTCTCTATTTGTTTTATTTTTTCTAATTCTTCACCAGTGGTATTATTATCCCAAACTATAATATTAGGTAATAAATGTAATGTTTCAATACATTTACGCAAACGATTAGCTCTATAATAACTAACTATTACAGCTGTTATCTCTGATGGTTTCATTTTTTAAATATTGATAATGATGGAAATTGAGGATTAACAACTTTATAATTAACTTCATCCTTAATAGAATTAATAGGAGTAGCTTTATATTTTACCATCCACTCTACATTATCTCTCTCCTCACTTCCTCCTTCAAATATAACAATACTTCCTTCTGGTAATGCGTTATATGCTTTTAAAATAGTATCACCAGTGTTAGATATATCAAGATGCATTAGATCAAATGGTTCTGGATTATTTACCCAATCATTAAAATCCATTTTAGTGAATGTCACATAGTCTTGTACCTCATACCTGGCTACATTAGATATTGTTTGTTGAATAGTTGAATGTTTATATTTATAATCTTCCCATAAATCATAACATACTAAATGTCCTCTACCTAGTTGTTTTAAAGCTAAACCTATAGCTACTGTTGAGTAGCCATATAGACATCCAAATTCAATTACTTTATTTGGTTTTAATTCCAAAACAGTATCAAATATAGTCTTACCTATATTATTTTCTTTATATGAAGATTCAATATCTGTGATATTAAAGATTCCTTCCATCTTGTAGTCTTTTAAATTTAAATCCATCACTATAACATTTTAATTTATAACCAGCTTCAACAAATATATGAGTAAAACTCACCTCAACTCCTTCTCCTCCATATCCTCCTTCAGTTAGAATTGATTCACCATTATGATTAATATTAGGAGTATTAAGATAATGAGGAAATTTATTAACTACATCTTTAATTACTTTAGTTGATGTGACTCCAACTCCTCCATGAGCATGAGGATTATGTCCTCCAGTTCTTATAATATAATCATTTTCATCAAATATAAAATGATGTGCTGGGGCATCTGTGAATTGTAAAGCAGCTACAAATCCAACTTTATCATCTGTTTGTAATATATCAACCATATCAATCATAAAATTATTAGTCATAGGTAATATATCATCTTCATTAAAAAACCAATAGTCATATTCATCTTGGAATTTATAAAAAGCATATTTATATGATCCAAAACTCATATCATGATTAATCATAGGTCGATGTAATACTTTTACAACTCCATTCTTTAATTGAGTACCATCTATTGTATCTAAAAATTTATAAGCATCATGTGATTGTATATCATGATTAACAATCAATAAATCACTATCACATCCTGTATCTAAGGTTTGTAATGTATCAATTTGTTTGTTAATTATTATTTTAACATTATCAGCATTAAAAGGATATGTTCTCCTTTTTCCAAAAAATGTAGCTAAAACCTGTACTGTTTTCATTTATAAAGATTTATACATAAACACACTATCTATTTTTCCATTTTGAGTTATAATAGCATCAGGTATTATTCCAATAGGTAAAAATCCTAATTTTCTATATAATTTATAAGCATTGGTATTTATAATTTGTACTTTTAAATATGCTGTTTGATAACCTTGTATTTTAGCCCATTCCATGAATGTTTGATAGGATTGATAAGCATAACCATATCCTCTAAAATCAGGATGAAGATCTAATCCAACATATAAACTTTTATTTGTTTCATCATAATTAGATGTTCTAATATAACCAATTAATTTATTTTTAATATCAATAGCATACCATTTAGGCTTTTGATTTAAAAACCAAGTACAAGTTTCTTCATATGAATAAGATATTTGTGTATCCAAATATGGTAAACAATAATCTCTAATTTCTTTAACTTGTTTAAGATCATTAAATTCAAGATCTCGTATTGTTAAAGTTTGAAGTTCAATTCTCATTACCAACCTTTTTTAATACAATCAACAATATATTCTCTATCTTCTTTAGTCACCCACCATCCAACTGGAAGTGAAGATAATTTTTTAACTGTTCTATCTAGATTAGGTAATATAGATTTATAATCTTTGACACAGCTATGAATATCATTACGTTCATGTACTTGTGAACATGCTATTCCTTTCTCAGCCATATAACGTTGAAAATCATCTTTACGATCTACTAAAATACTATAAATCCAAAATGCTGATTCTCTATCATCATGACGTTTGAGTAATGTTAGTCCAGGTACATTTTTTAATTCTTTATCATAATAAGCAGCATTTTCTTTATGTTTAGAGATTATACTGTCAATACATTTAAAATTTTCTAAACCAATAGCTGCGTTAATATCATTCATATGAAATTTAAATCCCCACTCTGGAATATCAGCTTCACACCTAAAATCTTTACGGTTACCTTCTCTATCAATACCATACCATCTTAATAACTTTCCTCTTTTGTATAGATCGTTATGTGGAACAAATAATAAACCTCCATCACCTGATGTTACGTGTTTAATAGCTTGTAAACTAAAAGTACAAATATTACCATGAGTACCAATTAATTTACCTTTATACTTACTACCCATAGCGTGGGCACAATCTTCAATTATTGCTGGTTTAAATCCATATAACCGAGAAGCATGAGTTTGAATTTCAACTAACCTATCTAAATCAACTGGATAACCACCCCAATGTACTACAAATATTGCTTTTGTTTTAGGAGTAATTTTTCTAGCTAAATCATCTAAATCCATATTCAATGTTTCAGGATCAATATCAACCCATTTAATTTTAAAATTATTAGCTAGTATAGGCCAATTAGTGGCGGTACATGTTAAAGCTGTAGTTAATATTTCATCTCCATCTTCTAAACCAGGCCATTTAGATTCAAATACAGCATATCCATCAACTCCAACAACATGGGTAGATGGTTTTTTAAGCATATGTAACGCTAAATGCTCTGCTGATGTAGCTGAATTTAATGTTAGTATTTTATCATGCCTAAAATATTTTCTTAGGTGTTCTTCAAATTCCTCAACTACTGGACCTTGTCCAATAAAACCACTTTTAAGTACTTGAGTTACTTTCTCAGTGACTGTATCAGCCATATGTACTTTAAATAAAGGTATATTTTTATTCATATTATAATGTGTTATAAAATTGATTTTGTTTTTCTTGACGTTCAATTGTTTTAGAATGAATTAAATCATATCCTTCAGGTAAATTAGCTATTGTTTTCCATCCTGACAAACGCTCATGTACTTTATTTATCCACTGTATTTCAGGTTTGTTAACACAAATTCGAGTTTGATAGTCAGGATAATTAACCCATCCATTTTCATCTACAAACCACTTCCATTTATCAATATGTTCTCTAGTCAACCCTTCTACAGTGTTAATTCTAGGTACAGCTATAACATCCACTATTCCTTTATTAATATTAAGTAACTCATGAATATTATCTATTAAACCTTCACTTAAATACTCATCAGCATCTATATACATAATCCATTCTTTAGTACAATATAATTTAATATTATTTTTAAACGTAGCAAAGTCTTTATTTAAAGAAGCTGAAATATGGTTATAATGTTTGAGAGGAAATTTATTTTTAAAGCTATTAATCACATCAATAACTTCCTGAGTTACTTTGTCTGTATCTGTTTGAACTATAACTTCATCTTCTGTGTTTATTGATTGTGATAATTGTTCTAGTAATTGTTTTAATTCAATATGTTCATTGCAAGCGGTGATAGCCCATGATATTGTAGCCATAATATTAATTTTAAATTAATCCAATGTAATGACACGCCTCATCAAAAGCAGTCTTATCAAATGTTTTTAATGTTTTAGGATCTGATTTATGGGTAGCTCCTTTTAGTTTTTCTTTTTCCTCATCATTAGTCTCTGTAACTTTAATACCTGCCCATCCCCAATTATCTTTATCAGTGCCATTAACAAAAACTGTACCTTTATCTTGAATATTAATTACTGTTGGGTACCATACTTTTTTCTCATCATCAATAAATTTAATATCTTTATAAAGTTCAGGCATTACTTCTTCTGTCTCAGTTACTAATTGACTTTCCTCAACCATTAATTCATTAGTTGTGAAACCACAACTTAGACAACTCCATATTAATATTCCTTGTTGTTTATGTTCATAACAAGCATCACTTCCACAATGTTTACATGTCACTAATTTATCTTCCATTTTCTTCTATTTTAACTTGTTTTAATATTTCTTTTAATTCTTCAAATGCGCTTGGAGTTAAATTATAATGATTTGAAGCCGTTATAAAACCTCTAAGCCATATAACAAATTCTCTGGATGTCATTACTCTGATTTTTTAAGTTTAGGTAATTCTACTTTTTTAAGTGTAGGTAGCTTTAATTCTACTTGTTTAGGCACTTTATTTTCTAATATATTATCTAATAACTCAGCCATTTTATCAAATGAGAAATTTGTTTTAGAGTGATGAGCTTGACGTTTAGATTTTTCTAAATATTTAGTATAATATTCATAAACTTGTCTATAAGCATTAGCTACTTCTCCATCATTAGGAGTGAACCACTGTGATTCTGGTAAAATCATATTTTGAACAACAGTTGATGGATGAACATTAGTTAAGGTACCATTGATTAATATATTATAATCTGGATGTAAGAAATCTAAATGACCACTCCAGTTGCTAACTATAATAGGTTTTTTAGATAAACTAAACTCTAGTAATGGTCTTCCAAATCCTTCTCCTTTAGTTAATGATACCATTGCCTTTACTTTACCGTGGTTATATAAGTCATTAATGTCTTTATCTTCTAAATCACCATGTAACAAATAAACATTAGGTAAATCACCTTTTACTGTTTGCCTAATAGCATCTATCCTTTTTAAAATTTCATCTCTGTCTATTATTGAATTAGATATTTGAGCTGTTTTAAGAATTAAAGCGGGTTTGTTTCCTTTTTTATTCTTAAATGTTTCTAAAAAGGATTTGATAGTGTAACCTGTGTTTTTTCTATCTTCACCTATTTGACCTTGTAACCAATGGCCTACATATAAGAAACAAAAATCTTCTTTAATTTCATCTAATGATTGAACCAATTCAGTTCCCTCTAAATCTTCATCAGGTATATGAAAATATTTATTTAAATCAACTCCTTCAAACAATACTTCAACTGGCTTTTCTAATTTAATATTTCCAACAAATTGATTTGTATTTTTATCCCGTTTTTCAAATGATGATTGTTCAAATACTCGTTTAGCATGTTCTGAAGATACTAATGTTAGATTCATTCTGTTAATTCCCTCTATCCAGCTTGGATCACATAATGTAGTTTCAATTCCAGCTGTTATACCAATATTATATTTTCCTATTGGTTGAAATTCATTTGGAACTGTGATTTGAATCCAAATATCTGGTTGTTGAGGAAGTTGAGGTTGTTTCCATATTGTATTTAGTAATTTTTGATCTTCAGGATCATTTGGATCTAAAGCATTCCATGCTGTATTACCCCAACGTTGTGATATTACCTTAACATCATATTTATCATATTTTAAAAGTGCTTTGATAATATCTCTTGATCTAGCACCATAACCTGACATTGTCTCTATAGGACAACTTATAACTAATAATGGTTTCATAACTATTAATAAACTAATTTGTGACGAATATGTTTTCTTTTAAGTGGTTCTGTTTTTATTAATTCAAATTTAGGTTTTGGTTTCCAGTTTTCCAAAACTTTATCAATATGCTTTATAACATTTTTACTCATATTTTCAGCAGTCATCATGGATTCCTCTGATGTTACCCACTCATAAGCTAATCTACCTCTACGGTTTCTTTCTGATTTTCCTAATTCATATACTTTCATAATAGCATCAGCTGCATCTCTAAAATCAACTCGATCATCAAAAATATAAGGTGTAGGAACTGAACCTTGTAAACTCATATTGCTTGGAAATACTGGTATAGCCCATTCACCACATTTTTTGTATTTGCCAAAATGGTTTGAGCAAAAATCTTTATCAAAATTAATCCAATTGCCATTTTCATCTTCAAAACGCATTTGATCTTGCATACCCCCACTTACATTACCTATAATCATTTTACCACACATCATACCTTCAGTAAGTGATAATCCCCATCCTTCATTTGAACTTAACAATATAACCGCGTCTGATAGATTATATAATAAATTCATGCTATTAGCAGGTAATCTTTGGTCTGAGAAATATATTTGGCTACATTGGTTATCATCAAATAACATATCCCTAACAGCATATAAATCAGTACCATGTTCATCCACAGGTTGAGTGTGTAACAAAAATGCACATTTATCAGCTTCTTCTTTAGGTAATTTATCTAAAAACAATTTAAAAGCAGCTAATGTATCTGGAATTGATTTTCTTCTAATATTTCTAGAATTAAACATCAAAACAAAGTCATAATCTTTATCTCCAAAAATAGTCTTTTTAGCTTCTAATAATTCTTTATTATTTTTTTCTATAGGATAAAAAAACTTATTATTAATACCATGAGGTACATAGTCTAATATTTTGTTTTTTACTTTATCTCCTAATACTAATTTATTTATATTAAGAGTTTGTTTTGATATAGCCATTAACCCATCACATGAGTCATAATAAGATTCATTGTATAATGGAGCTGGATAGTCATCCCAAATGTTAAGATACACAATAGGCATTTTTCTTCGAATCTCATTTTCCATTTGGAATAACCAAACCCAATATCTTGGATCAGTAAAAATCATTAATACATCTGGTTTTTCAAAATCTATTAATTGTCTTACCAATATTGGATCACCATACCCACTAATAGGATATAATATAACACTAGCATCATCAATCCCAGCCTGAGTATTAGTATCGGCATTAAGATCAAATCGTTTACCTTGTTCAGGGTGATTAACAGCTCCACCTAAATTTGCCCAATTATAATGATGGGCTGTACCTAATACTATCTCTCTAGCTATAGTAGCTATACCAGAAGTAAAACGAATGTCATCACATAACAAAAGTATTTTCTTTCGTTCTGATTGTTTAATGTAACCTTCTTCTTTCATAACGTATTTTAAAATTTTTTAAGATTGTTGACTACCAGATAATGATAAGTTTGTGTGGTTGTGAATTTGTTTCCTAAAATCATCATTTGTTAAATACAGATGAATACTTCTGTCTACTAATTTTTGTAAACTAAATTTTGTTCTAACACATAATACTTTAAACTCATCAAATAAAGTATCATTTACTTTTACACTTGTTAATTTGTTATCTCCCATAATATATTGTTTTATGTATATAAATATATACAGAGATCATAAAACAACATTCTTATTACAAAGCTCTTTATTATTATTAAATGGACAATAAGTACAAGATGATTTATCTACTATTTTAGTATATTCTTTATCTATTATTTTTCCTTCACTATCAAAACATTCATTTAAAAACATACTAAACGCTTCAGCTGCTTGTTTTCTTTTTGTCTTACCAGCAGCTGGTTTAAATTCTTGTATACGTGGTATTACAAAATCTGGACTGTCCCATATTTTTCTCTTGATTATAAAGAACTCAACTTCTATTTTATCAACGTCAATATTATATTGTTTAGAGAAATATTCTTTATAGAGTAATAGCTGAGATATTTTAATACTATCTTTTTTATCCTTGTCCATCCATCCTGATCTAGATGTTTTGATATCATAGATATAAACTTTATCTAAATCCTTATCATACAAAACAAAATCAATATAACCTTTTAAAAATAAATTTTTAGATAGACCTACCATTAAAGGCATTTCAATACCTAATAAAACAACATTACGTGTTGAAAAATATTTACTACGATTCTTTTTAAAATATTCTAATATAGTAACTCCATCATCATGAAACTCAGCCATTTCATCTGGTGTTGAAAAATGTTGTTTAGTTCTATTAAATTCTTCTTTATATAATGTTTTGAATTTCTCTTTAAATATAGCTACTATGTCTTCTCTATCAGCAGCCGCTCCACTCTCAGCATACATTACTTTTAAATAATGTTGAATTGCTTCATGAATTGAAGTACCAAATATAGTATGAATTGATTGAGAATACTCTATTAATCCTTTACCATAATTTAAATACCATTGATGAGGACATTTTCTCCATATTGAATATTGAGAATAAGATACTGTGGTCTGATATCTATAGTCTATTTCTTTAGGAGCAGTAGTCTTAATTTTTAATTCAATCTCTGTTAATTTACTTTTTGCCATATTTTGCTCTTATTGCTTTACCTAACTCAGTATCATTAGGAAATTGTTTAACTAGATCTTGAATTGTATTTAATGTAGTTATTTCTTTTTTCAAATATTGAGCTAAATCAAGTGCCTCCTCATAAGCATGTTGAAGCATATTTTGATGATCATTTTCTTCTAATGTTGTATTATATTTTTTAAGACCACGTTCAGCTCTAGAAGCTAAATCATCAATAACAGACACAGTCACTCTGTCTTTAATATCATAAGTCATTGTTGTTGTCCATTCCATTTTGTAAAATTTTTATAATTAAATATAGTTAACTTAATCAAGGCAACCAAGTGGGTTAATTATTATAATCTATTGAATTATCCAGTCTATTTTTTTTCGTAACATAATCACGTTCAATATGATTAACCAACTTATCAAGTCGTGAATCAGTATATGAAAATGATGAGTCAATACGGTTATTTAATTCAATTCCAGTTCCGTTTAATTCACGTTCAATTGAATCACAACGGTGTTGAATTTCTAACCATAACTTTTGTACTTCTTCTTTTGTCTGCTTAACCTGTTTATTCATTCTGATGACAGACATAACAAGCCAAACAATAACCCCAACTGCTATAGCAGCTAAAGCACCTAGTATAAATGTAATCATGATTTTTTTCTCCTTTTTTTATTTGTACTTGGTTGCCCTAAATTAAGTTCTTTTTTTGTTTGTTCAGCATCCATAATTGCCAAATATTCCTTAATCTCTCTAGTACTACATTCAAAACGTTTAGCTAATTCATTGATTAACTCAGTATCATGTTTTATAGATGATTTTATGTATCTAAAGAATGATTTCTTTTTAGGCAAAATATCACAATAGTATTTGTATATTTTTTTCTTTGGACAATTAGGATATTGTTGGATTAAATGGACAACATCAATATAGTCTGAGTTCATACTAATGAAACGATGAATCATAAATGTATTAAATTCATCTTTGTCTTCACTAGTAAAACTATCCCATGGACGTTTACTGTATGTTATCTCATTTATCCAATCAAATAAATTCATTACTCACCTTTATTTTGTAATGGTTCAGGTAAAAATGTTTCATTAACATGACCACATTTAGAGCAACTGAATACAGGTAGTGGTATAAGGGCATCTTGGGCAGTACCTGTTAAAAATTTACTTGCTTTACGGAGCATAAGACCTTCTTGAAATACATTGTGACCACACTCATCACAAGTAATTTCTTGTGTTTTGTCTAAACTAATGTTTAATTTAATTTGTTCTTGTTCCATTGTTTTTTATTTAATATATATGTTTAAAGTTAAATTATTATTTTCATCTATATTGTATCCAATAATAGATACTTTTTTATTATGATGATAATCAAAAAAATCTTTTACCATTTTTGAGTTTGTATTGTTTATTTTAAAACATAGTTCTGTTAAAATTTCTTTACATTCACTAACATCTACAAATGAAATTATATGATGAAATGTATTATCATTTTTAGTGAAACCATAAGGCTGTAATAAATCAAATATATTTAAATTAAATTTTTCAACTATATAATCTGATAATATTTTATTATGAGAACTATCAAATAAATTATATTGGCTAATCGTATCAGTGTTTTCATCATATGAGTATATCCATGTACTTGTGATATATTTTTCTTCTTCAGGTGTGTCAAGAGGAACTAATTCAAAATAAAGTTCCTTATCACCATCTAAAAATCCAATATATTGGTTAATTATAACATTCTCATAAGTACTATAAACATGATCTATAAAATCACAAGTCTTATCTGGATTATCAAATAAATTGGTGACTAACTTTTTAAGTGTATCTTTATCAGTTATAAATTTAATATTGATTTTATCATTAGTACATTTCTCATTAGATATTTTTAAGCCATATTCAAGACTGTACTCTAAATCATTAATAGTTTTATCAAACTCTTTTATAAAGTCATTAATATTTGTAATCATATGTTTAAAAGTTTTGAAATACAAGCCATAAAACAGATCTCTTTATCACTTATGGTAGTTGAGTGAAATAAATATTCTTCTATTATTATTGTTGCTTCTGGTGATGAATATTCATTATGAAGTTCTTTATATAGACCAGTGAAGTCATTTATGTTGTTATCAGCTATAATTTGTCTAATATTATTAAATGCTGTTTTCTTTTTTGATTTAACTTCTGTTATAATTTGTTCTATATAATTAGAACTAGTGACATTCTTAACTATTAATTTACGTTTACCATCTCCATTAACAGATAAACCTTGAAGTAAATTTAATGCTCGTCTAATATCAGGATATGTTTTCTTTACTATTTCAACTACATCCTTAATATCATACTCTACTTGTTCTATATCAAGTACTTCCTTTAAACGTTTAGCTATAGTTTTTGCTTCTGGAGTATTTAAAGCAAATATAGTTAATCTTGATTGTAGTGGATCAATAATACGTTCTACAAAATTACAAGTGAATATGAACCTAGTAGTTAAACTAAATGACTCAATAACATTTCTAAGTGCTGCTTGAGCATTTATAGTTAAAAAATCAGCTTCATCTAATATAACAACTTTAAGTGGTTTAAATGTAGCGCCTGAAGCAAATTGTTTCACTTTATCTCTAATAGTGTCAATACCATTTTCATCACTACAATTTAAATATAAGTGATCACAATTAATATTTTTAACTACTAACTTAGCAGCGGTTGTTTTACCAGTACCTGGAGGTCCATAAAGTAATAAATTGGGAAAATCATTTTTACTGATCCATGTTTCTAGGCTAGATATAAAATCTTCATTACCTAGATAACCTTCTAAAGTATCAGGACGATACTTTTCAACCCATAACGTGTGTTTATTTATCATAACTTATTAAATATAATCTAAAATTAACTCTTCTCCAAAGTGAAGATATTGGAGTGTTTTAAATTTGGACTCATTATCAAGCGGTTTTGCTTCTTTATAATCTGAGTCCCAAATACATTGTCCACCATAAGCTAATCCACAAAAATATTCTAGTTTAGAGTTCATAACAATAAACCATTTCCTATTTTTAGCTTCTTCTTTTTGTTTCTTTCCCTTCATATATTAAATATATGATAGAAAGTTAGGTCATTTATCTCCTAAATGTTATACTTCTACCATACGTTGCTGCTATATAAACAATCCCAGACTGTAAAGAGTTTACATTAATAAAAAAACCATTAGCATTATAGTTAGTAACTTGTGAAATTGAGCCAAGCTCATTTGTGATTACCATTGTACCAGCCACATTACATTTAATGTATATTCGTCTGTTTGTAGAGCTATAATAGAAACTAGATATTATAATAGGACTTGTACAAGTTCGTCGAATACTATCTGTGGGTGGAGAACCTAAACACCCTGATGGGGAGGAAGTATATGATCTTGTTTGTTGACTAGATGTATTACATACTGACCATGATCCATAAGTGAAGGTACATGGTATAGTTGTGGGGGTTTGTTGATATAATCCAATAGATGTATTTCCAGTTATAATATTACCAGCTAAATCTTTTAATAATCCAGTTGATACTCCGTTTGCTACGGCATAGCTCGTATCTAATAAACGCATATCCCAATTTTCAGGATTATTATTTATTGTGTCTTTAAAAATAGCAGTATTAATTATTCTTTCACCAGCTCCTAAAGTTACCCCATTAGGTCCAAGTTTTGTAGGATAAAAATCTGTTCCTAAAATATGATATATATTGTTTCTTCTCTTTGTATTCACATAAGTACTAGGGGGTAATACTTGTACACCTGCTGTTACCCAAAATATATTATTTCTTACATCATAAAGTGTATCTGTGGGTACCCCAGTATCTGTGCCATATTTTAAAGCATATCCTCCATTATATTCTCCTAAATTACGAGATTTACTATATGGATATGAATTAGGTAAAATACCAGTTCCGTTTCCCCAAGAAGGAAATTGAGTAAATGATTGTCCATCTCCATAGATATCTGTTCCAAATCTTGGTCCACCTCCCATTCTACTAAATTGATTGAATACATAAACATTATTCCATACTCTTATTTTTCTGTATATACCATACCCAAATGCTCCTACCCTAGTCGGGACATACATCCAGGTACCTATGTTTATAAATTTATTATAAGCAAATGTATCCTCTATAGCCCCAAGTGATGTATTACCTGTTAAATTTCCAAATTCAACACCCCCATCACAATCTATAATTGTATTGTATCCAACAAAAGAACTATCAAACGGAGCTATAACTTCTATTCCTGATCCATTTAATCCCTGACCAGATGCTGTAGCACCTGTAAAAGCCCAACCTCCTTTTATGTAATTATTAGTAATTCTATTATATCTACCTGTTATTATAATTGGTATAGCACCCACATCATATTGACCAGTAGTATCACCTGAATTTTTAAGATTAGTTATCTTATTATTATCGATAATAAGTCTATTACCAGAAGCAGATATACCGTACGCTATATTATTAAAATAACAGTTTTTAATAGTAATGTTATATGTTTTAGACAAAGTAGTATTAGTAATATCTATACCATAAGAGGTAAGTGCAGTACCTACTTTATCAGTTGCTGAGAATCTATAATCGTTGAATTGTAAACCATCTATGACTATATCATGTACATCTTGAAATCCAAATACACCTCGATTAGTAGCATCAGTTTGAGCTGCAGGGGTTGGATAAAGCATATTTGGTAATGGTAAATTAACATCACCATAATTAGTGAAAACAATAGGAGCATTAGCAGTACCACTAGGAGCTCTATAATATCCAGTAGTTCCATCATTCCACCATAATACACTACGGAACCAAGATGTTGAATTGAGTCCATTAGCAAATACATCTCCTCTTTTAAAAGCTAATGTATCTCCTGGTTGGAATAATGTACCTAAATTACCACTCCTTGCTATTACATAATAACTTATTTTACTTAATGTGGCCCAAGGAGTTGATGGATTTTGAGCTTGGATTGATGTATATGAATCATTTCCTGTTGAGCTACTAAAATAAAATTTTCTAGCTTGAGCTGTAAATATTATAAATAATAATATGAACAACAAAATTAGTTGTTTCATAATTTTAATTTTAGTTAAATAAATATTAACTTATATTACAAAGATTAGCAACAGTGAGGTTGATAATAAGTGAGATAAAAAATACAGCCCAGTTTTGATTAATATATGGTTTGGTATAGTTATTGTCTATATTACCAATATATTTTGGCCTGTCTCTGAATCCAGATAAGCCAAATAGTATTGCTGTACCTACAAAAGCATTAAAATAACTAAGTGGGGTAAATAATAATGTATGGCCCATGTCTAATAACTGAGTTGAAATTATTATTTGTGGAAACCCTATTATTAAAACAAGTGAGAGAAAAATTTTTACTATTTTCATAAATGTGAAATTAATACAGGTATTGCTCCTGCTATTGTGAATAATAAATCTTTATAATCTGGTGTTCCTGTTTCTGAGAATAAGTCGTATGCTTCTTTGATAGCACCTATTATTGTTACTATTAAAAATGCTTGTAGAGCAGAAACAAATAAAATAGCTAAACTACATATAATAGTTCCAGCTATAAAATGATTTGCTTTATCTATTTCAGAAATAGGTAATTTTGTCATATCATATATAAATATGTTACTCTACCTGACTCAATACTTCATTTAGTGTTTTTTTACAGTCTGGAGACAGCTCTGTTTCAAGATTATCCATAATTACTTCATACCTACCTACTTGAATTTCTTGTGTGAAAATTTCTCCTTTCAATGAATCACATTCATTTTTAAGAGAGTCATATTGAGTAGTTTTCATTTTTAAATCATTTATCTGACCACGTTGTGACCATATAATATATAATAAACCAATCGCTGTTGCTACTCTTAGAGCGGGAGTGATGAATTTTTTCATTTTATTTATTTTTAAAGTGTTATATGATTTATTTCAAATACTTTTTTAAAAAAATCTTCCATATTTATTTCTCTTCTACTTATCAACTCTTTAATACGTTGTAATTTTTCTTTATTATCAGATATAGCATAATTATGTTCATATACTCTCATATTCATTTTAGATATAGCTCTTAAATTGGTGTAATATGATTTAGCATCATCCATAAACGCTTTCATTTTTTCCCAATATTTGTATGTTGTAGTTCCCCTAATATCTAAAGCATATCTCATTCTATAACTTAAAGTTATACTTGGATGAACTAATCTAACTGGAAACTCATCATAATAAACTGTTATTATATCTCGTGGGCGGATAATTTCATCATTAAAAATATCTAATTTAAAAAACATGGGTCTGTTTATATCTGGATTGTCAGTTGATTCTTCCCATCGTTTAGAAAATTGCCATAAATGGGCGTTCTCATCAAATTTAAATGGAGTACTAGAAACATCTCTATAACTGCTATCATTTATATTATCATGTAAATTAAAAAAACTTTTAAGATTATGATAATCTTCTTCAGTGAATTTATTTGTTAATGCTAGATCAAAATCACCTACTTCATCTATGGGTTCAAAACCTAATAATTTTAGAGATAAACTACCTGTTAACAAGAATTTATCATTCATAGCTAACATTGGTAAAATGTACTTTTCAAAAATTTCTTTTTTATCACCTAAAGGTACTAGTAAATCTTTTTTGAATTTCAATTTCATTTCTCCTGTGTCGGAGTTGATGTCATATATTATATTCATAACCTTAATTTAAATTTATTATTAGGGTCAAAATTCTCCTTCAGTGTGATTTTTATCTTCATCCCAACCTAGAAAATCTTCTCCCTTATAGTCAGGATGATTTCTGTGCATATAATCAATTCCATTAGTCAATAATATCCCTAATATAACTGATATTATAGCTGCTATAATTAGTCCCACCATCTGTTTGAGTATTTTTCAAGTATGTTAAATAATAATTTTCTAGATCGTTCTTGGTTGTATTTACTCACATAAAACGCTATTTTTTCTTTGTCTGTGAATTCAATTTTTTTATTAGCTTTTAAAACTCTTCTAACAGCTCCTTTATATTTAGTTAAATAATTATCAAGTTGTTCTGATTTTATAATTCTTTTCATTTCATAGCAATCACTTTTATGTTTGGATAAATGAAATTTTACTTCTAAATTCATATAATCATAATGCTCTAAACCATAATATTCTTCCTTCTCACGCTCAATTAAATTAAGGGCTACAGTCATCCAAAAGTTATCCTCATCAACTCTCATATGACGGTTATGTTTGACTAAATACTTTCTTTGATGTTCAATTTTTTTCTGTAACATCTTAAGAATGAACGAATCATCCCAATCACGATCATGATATAAAGTTGGCATCCACCTTATAATATTGTGGATGCCATCTATAAAATACTTTATTTTCCAATGAATATATCTACGCCATGTTTTTCTTTCCCAGGCTGTATCTTTAGGTAATTTTAACTTATGATATATTTTCATATCATAAATTTATAAAGATAAATCTAGGTTACCAAATTAAGCTAATAGTGAATAATATTCTTTGAAATGTTTAAGACGATCAGGTAAACCAATTGTACCTCCATTAACACATTTAGTTACTGAAGTGACAGCAGCATCTGAAGCATCTGTACATCTGCCTAAACAGTTCTTATGGAAGAACCAAGCAGCTGATAATAATGGATATTTTGTTGAAACTAAATCAGGATTAGCTATAATATCATCATCAACAAATTTATCAAACTGTGAGTAGTTATCCTTACCAGTTAATTGAATATAACCACGTCCACGGAATTTGTATCCATCACCTGATGATTCAGGACCATTACCCATACGATTACCATAAACTAAGTTAGCTATTTTTTCTGGTTTACGCTCATATAATTCAGCTTTAGTACCATCAGGAAAATATTTCTTAAATATACCTAATAATCCTTTAGCGCTATAGTTTAAATTTTCTTGTGTTAGTTTGAATCCACCTGATTCATGTCCACATTGAGCTAAGAAGTGAGCTAATTTGACAGCTGTATCAATTTTGAATTTAGTCATTACTTCTGGTATCTGAGCTATAACAGCATCAGGTATGTGTCCTTTTAATTTACTTAAATTAACACCACCTACGCTAGCTACAGGTGCAGCAGCAGGAGCTGGTTGGCTACCGCCAAACATTTTTCCCCAAGTACCATCACCAACAATACCATCAGCTGTTAATCCATTTTCAGTTTGGAATTTTTTTACTGCAGCTTCTGTACCTGCTCCGAAGATACCATCAGCTGTTAATCCTAATTTTGATTGGAGTTTTTTTACATCTTCTCCAGTTGATCCTTTTTTTAGTAACATAGTTTTTATTTTTTATTTTTAGTTCCGAAATAATAACTGAATATCATTAATATTAATGTCTTAATTAAATCAAATAATTGTCCATCTTGCTGTTCAGATAATAATTTTACTTTGAAGGCTATTGTTTTATCTACTACCCATACTGATACTAATGCTGTAAATATGAGCAATATAAAACGCACAAGTACTTCTTGTGCGTTATTAGCAAATAATTTATATACAAAGAAAAGAGATCCGCATATGAAAAGCATAGCTAATAATATGCCGAATATCATTATCGCAACTGATGATGAACTAAACATTATTCATTTATTGTTGAATCAGCTGTTTCTACTACTGAACTATCTGAAATTGCTCTTGTTGTTGTTTTTTCTCTACCCCAAAAGTTTTTTTTCTTTTCAATGTATATAGTATCATGTATAACAACTTGTTTTACCTCTTTAACAACTTTAACTTTCACTTGTGTTTGTGTTTTGTATGTTTCGACTAACTGTGTTAGTTTTTCAACATTTGAAGTTACTTTTTCAGCTGTTTCGTTTGTAATACTATCTAGATTTTTAACTGATTGTTGAGATTTTATAATCACACTATCTGTTGCTTCTGGAACTGTTGTTTCTGGAACTGGGGTTGTTTCTTTTGAGTTACAACTTAATAAAAACAACGAAACTAATACAATAATTTTTTTCATATTATTTAATTTGACCTAATTCTTGTAATACTTTAATTTTAGAAGCAGCAGCTGATAATGTACTATCTGATTTTCTTAATTGTTCAGTTAGTTGTTCTACTTTTGTTTCTAGTTTTTCAATTTTAGCATTTTGAGTTGATTGTATGCTATTATTTGACATTTTAATATCAACATATAAATAACCAACAGCAATAATACATATAAACATTAAACCTTTTACAGGATCTTTTGAAAACTCCTTAAATGATATAGGAGGTTTCACAGCGCCTGCTACTGTTTCAGCAGTTGATTTTTTAGCCATTATTATTCTTCGATTTTAGGTTCTTCAGATTTAGGTTCTTCTGGTTTTCTCTTTGAAAACTTATCTAAACTGTCAGCCCCTAATCCAATCGCTGTAATGATCATTACTGCGTCTACTAAACTATCAGCTGGTTTAAAATCTTCATGAGAAAAAGAATTGGCAGTCATTGTGCCGCATAAAAATAAAGTACCAATAAAGGCTACTACTGGTTTGATTGAGGTTGATCCTCGCTCATCTTTGAAGAGATCAATGATCCATTGTTGGAAAGTCATGTCTTTGTTATTTTAAAGGTTTAACAAAACTGTTTTCACAACGTTTTAATCATGGATAAATATATAGAAAAATAGCAACTCAATAAAGAGTTGCTAATTTCGCTGTGGAGATGGCGGGAATCGAACCCGCGTCTCCAAAAGTAAAAATAACATTAGCGTATCACATGCTTAGTACTACTTGCGTTGCACCGTAATTAGGGAACTAACCAGTAATTAGTTAGAACGCTCCACCACCTAGTTTTGAGAAAATTAGGAAAACAAATGCTGTTCTGTTGCAAGGTTCTCAGCTACCCCGGTCGATTAAGCCGCTACTGCGTACTCATCCGCTCCTACGAAAGACATCATGTCTTCGAAGGTCCAAGTAGAAAGTTCTACGTTGTCGTTTATTGGTTTGTTCAGATATTAAAGTGGATTAGAACCATACCACTGCATGTAATGTTACCTTTCTCATCTGGATCAAGTCCATGTCATCCCCTAATTACTTAACTGTGTATTTAAGTGCTTCTTCTGTTGTGATTGTATCTACTTTAGTAGAATCACATTTAATAGAGTCACACTTAGTTGAATCACATTTAACAGATGTTGAATCAGTTTTAGTTGTTTCTGTAGTTGTACTTCCACCACATGATACGAGAGCTACAAGAGCTACAAGAGCAAAAAATTGTTTCATTTGTTTTTCTATTTTTGGTTTTTAATTACTAAATTTTATAATAGCTATAAAGCTTGAAATCATAAGTCCTAAAATCAATAATCCTGATCTAATATTTGATCTTCTATGATACTGACGATATCTAGTTATATATTGTTCAGTACTATTTAATCGTCTTATCACTGAATCTTTTTGATTTTCAGATCTGTCATACATATTCAAATAAGTATAAGATGATAAAGTATATAAAGATAATTGATACTTTAATGAATCAAGATACTTTTTTCTAACAGTTGTGTCATATTTTACTTGGCTATATGATGTTGATAATACAAATATCAATAACCATGTCATTATGAATTTCATGTGTACCTTAGGACGGGGTCGAACCGTCACGGCCGTTTCGGGCCACAGGATTTTAAGTCCTGCGTGTCTACCTATTCCACCACCAAGGCATAATAAGAACTAATTTTATTTTCTTAATTTCTTATATAGTAAATATATAAAAAAACTTTAGGTCAAAAAATAAAAAGGAAAGTAAAAGATGGGTGTGTGGACAATTACTTTTATGATTGGCATTTCTAACCTAATTCCCAATCAACCTTTTATTTATGCACCGTCTTCAGGTACCACTGACGGGAATCGAACCCGTGATTCGTCCGTGAAAGGGACGCGTCTTAACCCCTTGACCACAGCGGCAGCGCTGCTAGCTTATTTGAGCCACCGTCTGTCTAAAGCCAGCTAAAAACTGTTACGGTACTCCCTTTGTTGTTTGTTAATACAGAACACCCCACAACTCTGGATTAACATGAGTGTCTGTTACGTAAATTTAAATTTAGAATCCCATTCCTGGATCACCAAACCCTTCCTCTTTTTTATCTTTTGTTGGTTCATCATGAACAACAGTTTCTGTAGTTAATATAGTACCGGCTACAGCAGCTGCATTTTCAACGGCTAAACGAGTTACTTTAGTTGGATCTAAAATACCAGCGTCAAGCATATCAACAAAAGTTTCTGTTTTTAAATCGTAACCTTTCCAATTATCTAAATTACCTTCACCTAATTCATACAAATACCTTTCTGGTGTTTCATAACCAGCATTTTTAAGAATTTGAGTGAATGGTGATGATAATGCTTTATGAACAATTTTCTTACCTGTTTTAATATCATCACTTTCATCTTCTCCATATGTAATAGCTTCTCTAGCATATAATAAAGCAGCTCCACCTCCAGGTAATACTCCTTCTTCTACAGCAGCGCGAGTGGCGAATAAAGCATCTTCAACTCTATCTTTATACTCTTTCAACTCAATTTCATTATTACCACCTACATTGACAATAGCTACTCCACCAACTAATTTACCTAAACGTTCTTGTAGTTTTTCTTTTTCAAACATTGATTGAGCAGTGTCAATTTGAGCCTTAATTTCTTCAGCTCTAGCAGTAATAGCTTCTTCAGTTCCTTTACCATCAACAACAGTTGTTTTATCTTTAGTCACATTAACTGTTCTTGCTTTACCTAAGTAAGCTGATAATTGAGCTACTGTTAATTTGTCTAGTTTTAATCCTTTTTCTTTACTAATAACTTGACCACCAGTGACAATAGCTAAATCTTCTAATAACAATG